TGCAGATTTTGGTCTGTACGGAACCCGGGGGTTTCGCGGTTTCCCCGAAATGGGGTCTGACCTGCGGTTTTCTCCAACACTTGTTGATTCCCGAAATGGGAGGAAGTCATGCCACCTGTACCTAAAGATCCTTCTGTGCGTGCTCGTCGCAATAAGTCTGCGACGCGGGCTACGTTGTCTGCGGATCATGATGTGGTGGCGCCGGACCTGCCGGATGGTGTTGCGTGGCATCCGTTGACGGTGCGCTGGTGGAATGACATTTGGGCGTCGCCGATGGCCCCGGAGTACACAGACTCGGATATCAACGGGTTGTTCCGTGTGGCGATGTTGTACAACGATTTTTGGACTGCCGATAACGCGAAGGCGCGTGCGGAGGCTCAGGTTCGGTTGGAGAAGGCCGACACTGATTACGGGACGAATCCGCTGGCCCGTCGCCGACTGGAATGGCAGATTGAGGCGACCGAGGATTCGAAGGCTAAGGGGTCGAAGCGGCGGAAGTCGGAGGCTGCGCCTGTGTGCCCACCGGAGCCTGGTGACGATCCTCGTTTGAAGCTTGTGACCTGACGGCCTTATGGCTGTTTTGCAGGTCCCTGCTGTGGATTTAACGTTTCCTACGTTGGGTCCGCAGGTGTGTGACTTCATTGAGGATCGGATGGTGTTCGGTCCTGGCTCACTGTCGGGGCAGGCCGCACGTCTCGATGATGAGAAGCGCGCGCTGGTGTATCGCCTGTACGAGCTGTATCCGCGGGGGCACCGTTTGGCTGGCCGTCGGCGGTTCGAGCGGGCTGGTGTCGAACTCAGGAAGGGCGTAGCCAAGACCGAGTTCGCGGCGTGGATTTGCGGTGTGGAGCTGCACCCGGAGGCGCCGGTTCGGTGTGACGGGTTCGATGCTGCCGGCAATCCGGTGGGGCGGCCGGTGCGGTCGCCGGTGATTCCGATGATGGCGGTCACCGAGGAACAGGTGTCGGAGCTGGCGTTCGGTGTGCTGAAGTACATCTTGGAGAACGGTCCTGATGCTGATCTGTTTGATATCAGCAAGGAGCGGATCGTCCGGTTGTCACCTTCGGGTGGTGAGGATGGGTTCGCTGTTGCTGTGTCGAATGCTCCGGGGTCTCGTGATGGCGCGCGGACGACGTTTCAGCATTTCGATGAGCCGCACCGGTTGTTTATGCCGAGGCATCGTGATGCGCACGAGACGATGTTGCAGAACATGCCGAAGCGGCCGATGGAGGACCCGTGGACGTTGTACACGTCCACGGCTGGGCAGCCGGGGCAGGGCAGCATTGAAGAGGATGTGCTTGCCGAGGCGGAGTCTATCGCCAGGGGCGAGCGGCAGGACCCGTCGCTGTTCTTTTTCCGCCGTTGGGCTGGCGATGAGCATGATGATTTGTCGACGGTGGAGAAGCGGGTTGCTGCTGTCGCGGATGCTACCGGTCCTATTGGGGAGTGGGGTCCGGGTCAGTTTGAGCGGATCGCGAAGGACTACGACCGTACCGGTATTGATCGCGCGTACTGGGAGCGGGTCTATCTGAATCGGTGGCGTAAGTCGGGCTCGCAGGCGTTCGATATGACACGCCTGGTGCAGTGTGATGAGACGGTCCCAGATGGAGCGTTCGTCACCGCTGGGTTTGACGGGTCGCGGTGGAGAGATGCGACGGCTGTCGTGGTCACTGAGATTGCGACGGGACGCCAGATGTTGTTGGGCTGTTGGGAGCGGCCCGAGAACGTCGAAGAGTGGGAAGTCCCTGAGCATGAGGTGACAGCGCTCGTTGTGGACATGATGTCACGGTTTGAGGTGTGGCGCATGTACTGCGATCCGTGGGGCTGGGATTCGACGATCGCCGCGTGGGCGGGCCGTTTCCCGGATCGGGTTGTGGAGTGGGCTGTTGGCGGCGGCGGCAGTTTGAGGCGTGTGGCTGCTGCGACGCAGGGTTATGCCGATGCATTGGCGACTGGTGACGCGGCGCTGGCTGCCAATGTGTGGCGGCCGAAGTTTGTTGAGCATATGGGTCATGCGGGTCGGCGTGAGCTGAAGCTGGTGGACGATACGGGCCAGCCTCTGTGGGTTATGCAGAAGCAGGATGGCCGTTTGGCCGACAAGTTTGATGCTGCGATGGCGGGGATGTTGTCGTGGGAGGCGTGTGTTGATGCGCGTCGTGATGGTGCGCGTCCGCGCCCGAAAGTGTTTGCGCCTAGACGGATCTACTAGTCGACATAGAGACAGAGAGGGGGTCAGCTGTTGACTGCTTCAACGCCAGCGGAATGGCTCCCGGTATTGACGAAGCGTATCGACGACGGAATGTCGCGGGTGCGTTTGTTGGCGCGTTACTCCAATGGGGATGCTCCGCTGCCCGAGTTGACGAGGAACACATCTGCGGCGTGGCGTTCGTTTCAGCGTGAGGCGCGCACCAACTGGGGTCTGATGGTGCGTGACTCTGTTGCTGACCGAATCATCCCGAATGGCATCACGGTTGGTGGTTCCGCCGATAGTGATTTGGCGTTACGTGCCCGGCGCATTTGGCGGGATAACCGCATGGATTCCGTGTGTAAGCAGTGGGTCAAGTATGGGCTGGACTTCGGCGAGTCGTATTTGACGTGCTGGCGTCGTGATGACGGTACGGCGACGATCACAGCTGACTCTCCTGAGACGATGGTTGTCAGCGTTGACCCGCTGCAGCCGTGGCGGATCAGGGCCGCTATGCGGTGGTGGCGGGACCTCGATGCCGAGTCGGATTTTGCGATTGTGTGGTCGGGTGACGGGTGGCAGAAGTTCGCCCGTCCGTGCTTTGTGCAGTCATCGTCCCGGCGCAGGCTGGTGACGCGAATCTCAGACTCGTGGGTTCCGGTTGGCGATGCTGTAGTGACCGGTTCGCCGCCGCCGGTGGTGGTGTACCAGAACCCTGATGGCATGGGCGAGGTGGAGCCTCACATTGACATCATCAACCGGATCAACCGGGCTGAGCTTCAGTTGTTGTCCACGATGGCGATTCAGGCTTTCCGGCAGCGGGCGTTGAAGTCGACGGAGCATGGGTTGCCGAAGGTCGATGAGAACGGCAACGCGATCGACTACGCCTCGATCTTTGAGGCCGCGCCGGGAGCGTTGTGGGAGTTGCCACCTGGGGTTGATATCTGGGAGTCCCAGGCGAACGACTTCACTCCGATGTTGTCGGCGATCAAGGAGCATATTCGACAGCTGTCGTCGGCGACCAAGACTCCGCTGCCGATGCTGATGCCGGACAGCGCGAACCAGTCAGCTGAGGGTGCGCACAACATTGAGAAGGGCTTCCTGTTCAAGTGTGAGGATCGGCTTTCGATAGCGAAGATCGGCCTTGAGGCCATCTTGGTTAAGGCGTTGCAGATTGAGGGCGAATCGGTTGAGGACACAGTGGATGTGTCGTTCGAATCTCCAGATCGTGTGACGCTGGGGGAGAAGTATTCCGCAGCATCTCTGGCTAAGGCGGCCGGCGAGTCGTGGGCGTCTATCCGGCGGAACATCCTGAACTACAACGCCGATCAGATCAAGCAGGACGATCTCGATAGGGCGCGTGAGCAGATAACCCTGTTCGCCGGCAATCCGGTGCAGCGTCCCCAGGAAGATGGATCACGCTGAGTATGCGGCTGCGACCGCTGAACTGAGGCGCAGACTGCTCGAATATGTGTCCGCAGCGTGGACATCGGTAACACTGTCTGACAGTGGACTGCAAGAGCTGACATCTTCGGTGGCACCGGTTGTCCAAGCGGCCCAAGAGTCGATGGCGGCCATGACTTCGGTGTACATCGCAGAAGTCACCCAGCAGTCACCGGTGCAGGCCGTCGAGGTCTCCAAGATTCGCGGTGTGCCGTCGGAGACGGTGTACGCGCGACCTGTGATCACAGCACGTACGGCACTGTCGGAAGGTAAGAGCGTCGCGGCGGCACTCCGTGCCGGTCAGCGTCGTATCGAGAACCTGGCGGGCACCGACCTGCAACTAGCGAAGACGCACCAGGCTAGGGCGTCGTTCGCCCGCAGCGGCGTCCAGTTCTACCGCCGCGTCTTGACCGGCAACGAGAACTGCGCGCTGTGCGTCATCGCATCAACCATGCGGTACCGCAAAAACTCGCTGATGCCAATCCATCCGGGCTGCGATTGCGATATCGACGTTATCCCCCCGGGGATGGACTTCGACACAATCAGCACGGAACTTCTCAACGAAACGCATGACCAGGTGAAGGCGTTCGCGGACATCGCAGACCGAGGCGGACGCGCCGTCGACTACCGGAAGTTGATCGTCACCCGGGAGCACGGCGAGGTTGGGCCCGTCCTCGCATGGCGTGACCAGAAGTTCTCAGGCCCCAGAAGCATCCAGCGCTGACCCCGGCGGTCTGGATAACGCACACATGGCCCGTAACGGGCATGTCACAAAGAAAACCCATCCGCAAAGGAAACAAACCCTCATGTCTGATGATGTGACAGCAGAAACGTCGGAACACAGCGCCGTAACGGAGCCAGTGGAACCGGCAGGCGACCAGGACACAACCGCCACGGTTGAGGAGCCCACGCAAGCTCCGAAACCAACCGAGACGGTCGAGTTCTGGAAGAAAATGGCCCGCAAGAACGAGGCGCAAGCCAAGGAAAACTTCGCGGACGCCAAGAAATGGCGGGAGTCGCAGGAAAAGATCGGCGACGACCCGCTGTCCCGGATCGAAGAACTGGAACGAAAGTTCGAGACGGCTGAGCGTGAACGCATCCGCAGCAATGTGGCGCGCGAAACGAAAGTCGACCCGGAGTTCATTCATGGCGATACCGAGGAAGAGATGCGCGAATCCGCCGACCGGTGGAATGAGTTCGTCAACAAGCGGATCGAAGAAGCGCTGAAGGCAAAGTTGGCGTCGTCGGCCGTGCCGACGTCGGAAGTCACATCAGACAAGAAGGTTGAAGGCCCGAAGCCTCTCACCCCCGCCGAGTACGCGGCGCTGCCGCCTGCCGAGCGGAAGAAAGCGCGCGAAGAGGGCCGCCTCGACAGCTATCTACGTGGAGAACTCCACTAACACAGAAGGGAGCCAAAAATGGCTTTCAACAACTTCATTCCCGAACTCTGGTCGGACATGCTCCTGGAGGAGTGGACCGCCCAGACCGTTTTCGCCAACCTCGTCAACCGCGAGTACGAAGGCACCGCAAGCAAGGGCAACGTGGTGCATATCGCGGGCGTGGTGGCACCTACCGTCAAGGACTACAAGGCCGCTGGCCGGCAGACCTCGGCGGACGCGATTTCCGACACCGGCGTCGATCTGCTCATCGATCAGGAAAAGTCGATCGACTTCCTCGTCGATGACATCGACCGTGTTCAGGTCGCCGGGTCGCTGGAGGCCTACACCCGTGCTGGTGCCACGGCCCTGGCCACCGACACCGACAAGTTCATCGCCGATCTTCTGGTGGACAACGGGACCGCGCTGAGCGGTTCGGCACCTACGGACGCTGATGATGCGTTCGACCTGATCGCCACGGCGCTCAAGGAGCTGACGAAGGCGAACGTCCCGAACGTGGGGCGTGTCGTTGTCGTGAACGCGGAGATGGCGTTCTGGCTGCGTTCGTCCGGGTCGAAGCTGACCAGTGCGGACACCTCCGGCGACGCTGCTGGTCTGCGCGCTGGCACCATCGGGAACCTCTTGGGCGCCCGGATCGTGGAGTCGAACAACCTGCGGGACACCGACGATGAGCAGTTCGTCGCGTTCCATCCGTCGGCGGCGGCGTATGTGTCGCAGATCGACACCGTTGAAGCGCTGCGCGACCAGGACAGCTTCTCCGACCGTATCCGCGCTCTGCACGTGTACGGCGGCAAGGTTGTTCGCCCGACTGGTGTGGTCGTCTTCAATAAGACGGGCAGCTAGCCACAGCGATGTTGCTTGCTACCGCCGATGACGTTGCTGCGGCGCTCGGATTGCCGAGCGCCGCAGCGCTCACACCGGAGCAGTCTTCCCGTGTGGATGGCGTGCTGGGCCGTGTCAGTGACACCTTCCAGCGCGTCACCGGGCGGGTGTTCACCACCGGGGCCACTCAGGTGCGGGCGCAGGTCGTCAATGGGCGCGTGTGGCTGCCTGGCGTGGTGGATGAAGTCGAAGCAGTCACGCTTACCGGTGGAGAAGAAGTCGACTTCAACCAAGACGGTAACTATGTGGATGTCACCAGAAATGGGTGTTCGCTCGTTACCGGCACAGTGGTGATCGTCGAATATGTTGGCGGAGGTGTGCCCGACTCTGTAACAGAGTTTGTGGCTGCGGTCGCCGCACGCCACCTTACGGTGACGCCGGGTTCGGTTTCATCGCAGGCGGTATCGCTGACGGCAGGGCCGTTCACCCAGCGGAACGCAGAGTGGGTGTCCGGGACGGCAGTGTTCACCCGGGACGAGTTAGAAGATGCGAAACGGTTCGCCAACCCTGCACCTACGATCACGATTCACCGGCTATGACGTTTCCAACCGCGTACACGGTGACGCATTACCCGCACGTCGGTGACTCGACGGATGGATTGGGGAACACGGTTCCCCAGTTCGGTGCCGGGGTGTCTGTTCCGGTGATCCAACTTGCCCCGCATGTGCAGGTGGTGGGGACGTATTCGATTGTGGAAACCGAAACGATCGATGTTGACCTGTACTTGCCGCCCGGTTCACCGGTGAAGGTGAAAGACCGTGTGGGGTACGGGTCAGATGTGTTCGATGTGGTTGCGGTTCGTGACTGGAACATGGGTTTTCACGGTTGGGCGCCGGGTTTGGTGGCAGAACTTCGGAAGGTGTGATGAATCGTGGCTAACGGTCCAACGAGGAAGAACCCTTTGGCGAAGTTCGGTGTGCGGCTGGACGATTTCGACAAACTGCCTGAGGTGAATCAGGGCGTCAACGAGTTCATGGACGAGGTTGTTGCCGCGTGGAAGAACAATTCTCCCGTGGGCACCGGCGCTTACCGTGATTCTGTTCAGGTGACGGAACGGTCCACGAACAAGGGCCGCGGGAAGGTCGGCGCGACTGATCCGCAAGCGCATCTCGTGGAGTTCGGGTCGGCGCACAACGACGAGTACGCGCCGGCGCAGAAGACAGCTAAACAGTTCGGCGGCACCGCGTATGGTGACTGATTCAGCGCCGAGTATCCACCGTGTGTTGGTGGCGTGGCTGTCCCCTTTGGGGAAGGTTTCTACTCGCCGCTTGTCGGGTGATCCGTTGCCGCATCGTGTGGTTCGCCGCGTCGATGGGCGTGATGTTCCCGAGGAAGGCAGCGATGTGGCTGTTGTGTCGGTGCATACGTTCGCCGCGTCTGATGAGGCCGCTGAGAATGAGGCCGAGTTGACGCACCAACGAATGCTGGAGCTTGTCGTTAACCCGCTGACGGAGATACCGGTCGGCGGTGGTGTTGTTGCGCGTATCGATTATGCGCGTGTGCTGATGAAACCGGTCCTCGTCGAGTATGACGACGACGGCCACTTGGTGCGGCATGTGGGCCGCTACGAGATCGGTGTTCAGTACATCTAATTGAAGTTTCAGCCCTGACAAGGGGCCTGGCGGATAGTGCCGGGTCCCTTTTTGTTCGCCGGAAATTTTCGCAATCCGGTCCCTTATCCAAAATGAGAGGAGCGTCCCTATGACGCAGCCATTGACCGGCACCGACTGGAGCGCCGGCGGATTCACTGACATTCACAAGCCGTTCATCGAGCGTGGCGGGCTGCAGGCGGTGTTCATCCGCGACAATCGCGGTGCCGCGACTGACATGTCGCCGTTCGAGGATGATTGCGTGACGGTGAAGTGGTCGCCGTTCGCGCAGGACGGCAAGCTTCGCGATGACCTGTTCATTCGCCGGAAGGTGAACGGCAAGTACGAGTACAACACTGACCCGAATGAGGGTTGGTGGCACATCGGATGCAACCCCGAAGATGGCGGCGCGGAGCGTGAACCGGATGTCACCTCTGACGATCTGATGGTGTTGCAGTCGAAGTTCCCGGTCGATTCTGAGGTGACGGAAAAGTCGTACTCGGTGCGGTTCGTGGCGCTCGGTACTGCTGATCCGCTGATTCACCGGCTGGAGTCGGAACTTCCGTTGTGCGACAACGCCGGTAATCCGCTGGTGGCTCTTCCCGGTACCCCTGACTACGGTGAGGGTCCGCTGCTGGACGCTGACTCGGCGGAGTACCAGCTGCTGCTGCTGTACGCGCGCCGCACTTCCGGCGGGTTCATTTACCGCGCTGAGGGTTACCCGGCGGTGAAGCTGGACGACCAGGCGTCGAAGCAGCGTTCCAAGACCGACCCGGACACGGCGGACCTGACGTACAAGGTTCTGCCGAACGAGTACTTCATGCGGCCCGACCCGGCGGGAACGATCGCCCTTGTTCCCGGCTACTTCTATGTGTGGATGGGCGGCCCCGGCTGGGCTGAGCAGTACTCGGACGGCAGCTAGCCGGTGAATCGTCCTGCCGGGTGGGTTGGTTTGGGGCTGGCACCCACCCGGCAGGCACCACACAAAGCCAGCCCACCGCCCCTGTATCAACCCCTTTTTGAAGGAAGCCCCTGATGTCTGTGAAGAAACCCGAGAACAATGGTGCCGCCGCGCGTGAACAGGCCACCGAGTTCGATTCGCCGTTCGCCGATCGTGTTCTGCGCTTCGATGACGGCACCACCATGACGATCCCCCCGCACCCGAACCTTCGGATGCTCGACGACGATGCGCTGGAAGCGTACGAGGCGTACCTCGAAGAGATCGAAACCTATGACCGGGAGCCTGACCTGTATATCCCGGAGCAGACCGTGAAGGACCGCGACGGCAACGAGATGGTCCTGCCGGCGGAGACCCGTCCCGGCGCGGTCAAGGGGCCGCCGTATTTCAAGGACGGTAAGCGTGTGTCGCCGCCGCGTGAGGTGCGGATCGTTCAGGTCGTGTTGGGCATGGACTCCTACGAGGTGTTGCGGTCGAAGCAGATCAACGGTCGTCCTGCAGGTGCCCGGGATGTGTGGCGGGCGTGGACCGAGCAGGGCTTCACGATCGCGGAACGAGCTGAGTCCGACTCGAAAAGTGATGGAAGCTCAGTGGTTCTGGAGACTGTACCCGAGACAGATAGCGAGTGATCTGCGGCGGTTTTTCGGGCTAAGCGTCGCCGATTGGCATCAGGGCAGGTTGTCCAGTTTGGAGTTGCTGGACCTGTTCGGGGTTCGGTTCGTGGACAACGCTGAAGAACGCGTTCGGGAGTTGTATGTGGATTTCGCGCCGGTCAATGGCGCGGTGGCGCGGGCTGTTCGCGGGGGCCGCTGGTCTGAGTCGGAGTTGATTGCGGCGGAAACATACAACGAGATCGCCCGGTTCAGGGCGTCATTCCATGCATCGAGAAGCCGTAAAGCGGCGTATGAGCCGTTCGCTTTTGAGGACCCGGTTGATCGGTTGGAGAAAGCGAGAGCGTCGGTTGAGGCGCACGAGTTGCAGCGTGAGGTTGAGGCCGATCTGTTCGGCTGGTGACGGGAGGTGAGTGTCTGATGCCGATCTATGTGGACATTATTTCTCGTCTTGATGAGCGTGCTGCTGCGGTGGCGGCGAAGAACATTGAGCGTGAGATGGCTGCTGCTGGTGCTCGTGGCGGTTCGGCTGCTGGCCGTGCGATCGGCGAGAACGTCACCAAGGAGGCGGCTGCCGCTGGGCGTAATGCTGGTGAGCAGTTGTCGCGTGAGGTTGATCGTGCGACGAAGGCCGCGGGTTCTCGCATTGTGGATGGGTTCGCGGCGAATGGTGTGTCGGCGGGCCGGGGGTTTGGGTCGTCGTTTGGTTCGTCTTTGGTGTCGTCGTTGCCTGTGGCGGGCCGGTTTTCGTCTGCCCTGTCTGGGTATGAGGGTGCTGCGTCGAAGGCTGGCGCGTTGGCTGGCCGCGCGTTGGGCACGGCGTTCACGGCCGCCGCGACAGGCATCATCGGAGCAGCCGGTGTTGCCCTGTTCAAGGGTTTCGACAGGTACAAGTCTCTTGATGCGACGTCGCACCGTCTTGCCGCGATGGGGAACAGCGCTGAGCAGGTTAAGACGATCATGTCGGATATCAACGAGGTGGTTGTTGGTACTCCGATCGCGTTGGATGAGGCGGCGAAAGCGGCTACTCAGTTCCTTGCTGGTGGGGTGAAGCAGGGCCGCCCGTTGCAGGCGGCGTTGACGGCGATCGCGGACGCTGCGGGGGCGTCAGGGCAGAAGTTCGGCGACCTGGCCGTGATTTTCAACCAGGTGTTCAACAAGGGCAAGTTGCAGGCCGAGGAGATGTTGCAGCTCAATGAGCGTGGCATCAATGTTCAGGCGGCGTTGCAGAAAGAGTTCGGCCTGACGAGCGCTGAGATTCAGAAGATGTCGCAGGACGGCACGATTTCGTTCGGCATGCTTGTGCAGGCGATTGAGGGCCAGTTCGGTGGCATGTCGAAGAAGCTGGCCGACACCGTTGACGGTGCCTTGTCGAACATGAACGCCGCTGTGGGTCGTGTTGGGGCGAACTTCATTTCGGCTTTGTTTGGTGACCCGTTGGACACTACTGAGGGTCCTGGGGCGTTGGCGAAGTCGATCAACAACGTGACCGACAAGCTGAATGACTTGAACGCGTGGATCGTTGCCCACAAGGACGACATCAAGCGTGTGTTTGAAGACGCTGTTGATACAGCTCAGGATTTGTGGAATACGATCCGCAAGGTCGTAGATGTCCTCAGCGACATGGGAATCGGCGTGGAGACCGTCGCGGCCGCGTTCATTGCGTGGAAGTCCGTTGGTGTGCTTTCTACGGTGGGGAATCTCGTTACCTCGCTTGCTGGTGCGAACAACCATCTGAAGCGGATGCCTGGTTTGGCTGCTGGCGCGGCTGGGGCGATCCTCGCGCTGGTGCCGGTGATCAATCAGGTGAACGAAGCTATCAAGGACTCTCGGTTTAACGACCCGTACTACAGCGGTCCTGGGGGGCAGTTGACGCCAGCTCAGTGGGAGCGGCAGGCGGCTGATAATCCCGAAGAGTTGCGGCGGCGGCAGGCGTGGATTCGCACCTATCTCGCACCGAAGCTTGGCCCAGACGAGATTTTGATGAATCTGTTGGACGATCCTACAGCGTGGCAGCGGGCCGGTGGTTTCACTGCGCCGTGGGGCGTTCCGGGTCGTCCTGACACTCCTGACTGGCAATCGACGCGTGTCGGTGGGGGAAATGGCCCGCATGGTCGGAGTCCTGGTGCCGCTGCGGATGCGGGTCATGATGGTCCGTTGGCTGATCTGTTTCCGGGCGCTGCGGGTAGTGCCGGCGGGTCGTCGTCGTCTGGCCCGAAGTTGCCGGATGCACCGGTGTTGCCGTATGACACGACGTTGCCGCCGGGGATTCCTGGCATGCCGCAGGACGCTGCCGTGTTCTCCGCTGAATCGTCGTATCTGGATGCCCGCCACAAACTGGCGGAGAAGCGTGCCCGCGCGGCCCAGTTGGAGCAGTCCACCGAGGCGACCGAAGAGGACCGGCTCAAGGCCCGTAACGATGTGATCGAAGCGGAACGTGACCTTCAGGCCGCCGAGATGCGCATGTCGGATGCGCGGGCGAATCAGTACGAGAAGTTGACGAAGCAAACCGATCAGCATGCCAAGGATTTGGGGCAGATCGGCGCCAAGCTTGATCAGGATTTCGGTATCTCGAAGGGTTTGGCGGGGATCGCGGAGAACATCACGAAGTTCGTGGCGAACCTTGCCGCCGCACCGTTGTTGGGGCAGTTGCAGGCCATTTCGGCCTATAACCCGACCCAGGGCGGGCACGGGTTGATGGGTGTCCTTGGGGCGCAGGGTGTGTTCGGGCCGCAGTACCAGAACAACCAGTATGACCGGGGTTCCTACCCGTCCGCCGGTGCGACCGGTGTGTCCATGACGCCGATCGGTGCCTATCCCGGCGACGCGGCGCTACTCGCCAACGTTCCGGCGGGCCGGTACACACAAGAACAACGCGGCGACCTGACGCAGGGTTTGGCTGATTGTTCTAGCGCTGTTGAGGATCTGGTCAACTTGATGGATGGCCGCCCGACGACCGGCGCGAGCATGTCGACCCACAATGCGGACGAGTGGTTGACTGCGCGTGGATTCGTCAAGGGCATGGGCGGGCCTGGCGATTTCCGGGTCGGTTTCAACGCCAGCCACATGCAGGCGACGCTGCCTGGCGGCACCCCGTTCAACTGGGGCAGTGACGCGGCAGCGGCGCGGCGCGGTATTGGCGGCACGGGCGCCGACGATCCGGCGTTCACGTCGCATTACTACCGGCCGGTGACGTCGGTTCCTGGCGGGTCGGCGGCGGCGGCGGGTGCTCCGGGGTTGTACAGCCCGCAGAACACCAACCCTGCGTTGAATAACCCGCCGGCTCCGGTGTCGTCGGGTGCGTGGGCGACGAATCCTGCCCCGCTGCCCACCACGGGCGGCGGTGGCGGCCCGATGGCCGCTGGCGCACCGCAAGGACTGTTCACTGGCGGGCCGACGAACACCACCAACATCGGGGCGAACGTCGCACCGTATGCCGGGTCCGGTTCCGGTGGTATCGGCATGGACGGTGGTGGTGCGCTTGGCATGGCGGTGCAGGCCGGTGGTATGGCGCTGGACGCGATGGCCCCGGGTGCGGGTCAGGCCGCGCAGACTGGGGTGAAGCTGATCAACCGTGCCATCGAGTACGGCGGTCAAGTCGCCGCGATCGGCGCCCAAGGGTTGATGGAAACGTTCTTGCCTACGGGTGGTTCGGATTTGGCGAACAACAACTGGATCACCCGCATTGCGGGTGGTTTGGCTGGTGCGGCTCCGGCGTTGCCGAACCTTGCCGGTCAGGCTTCCCAGCAGCGCAAGGACATCGACCCGCAAGCCGCTGCGCAAGGACAAGTCCAACCCAAGCAGGGCGGCGACACGAACATCACGGTCAACAATCAGCGTGCCACCGAAGACGGCACTGGCCGCGACATCGCGTATCACCTGCAAAACCAGTACGTCATGCCGGGAGGGTAAATGGCTAAGAAGCATTACCCCGCAACGGATGTAACCCCGCACGGCTGGTACGACCTTGCCAAGGGCGAGAAGCCGATGATGTGGCTCGACGCCTACGACAAGTCGATCACTTTCCACATGATGGGCGGGATGGCGGTCCCCGACCGGGTTACAGCCCCGGAGATGGTGCACCTCACATCACTCAAGGGGTTGATCCCGCCGTGGAAACACATCGACCAGAAGGGCGCCACCGAGGACGGAATCACCAATATTGATGCGCTCTACGACCCGATTGAGGTTGAGGTGGGGGTGGAATGCCGTGGCCGGTCGCCGAAGTGGACGCGCAGGGTCTACCGCGATCTGGTCGCGTCGATCGACGCGAAGCAGGAATCGACGTTGAACTTCCTCACCCACGACATGGGGCACTGGTGGGCGCCGGTCAGGTGGTTCCAGGGCGCGCCGCAAGCACCGCTGGAGATCGGCAAGCGGCAGCGTGAAAGTTTGCGCCTGCGGGCCGATTCGGGGTTCTGGCGTACCTACGACTACACGGCGAGTTTCCAGTTCGAGTATGAGTCGATGACCGACACGTTCAACTATGACACGTCGGGCACGCAGGACCTCGGCGCGGACTGGCCGCTGTACTACGAGGGTGACGGCGGCGGGTACGTCTACGCCAATGGTGACCAGGCGAGGTGGCGGGACGACCCGGACGATCCGCTGACAACGGATACCCGCGAGGTGGTGTGCGGCCCGTACAAAGACTTCGACACCGACACCGACAATCAGGTTGTGTCGATGGTGCTCGGAGGGTTCCAAGAGTGGAGCCTGCCTGATAGTGGGGCGAACGACCTGTGGGCTCGCATGGGCCGCGACAGCAACGGAGACTGGGACGGTAATGGCATCCGCATGCGGGTGCAGGGCAACTGGATCAAGCTGTCGAGGTTCAACAACTTCTCGCAGACGGTGATGTTTCAGCGGCCGCTTCTGGTGGCCCCGCTGATTGGGGAGAAGTTCACCCTGGTTGCCGGGTATGAGGGCGATCCGCGCATGTTCAAAGTGTTGCGCAATGGGTTGCCGATCTTGTCGCACAAGGAAACCGGCACTGGTAGCGAGCTTGGCCCGGATTATCGGGGTATTGGGTTTGGTATGCAGGCCGGTGGCGCGTTGATCACGCAGGCGACACCAGCTCCGGTGCGGAAAGTGTCGGCGGGCGACAATGCGAATGTCACGCAGTCGGGGTTTGTGTCGATGGTCAATGTTGGTGACCAGCCGATGTATTGGGATGCGACCTTGTTTGGCCCGGGCACGTTCCGGTTGTATGACGGTCCCGGCGCGGATGAGTATGTGGAGTTTGGTCCGCTGCTGCCCAATCAGATTGTGTTCCTACGTACCGACCCGCGCTCACAGACGACGTTGGTGCAGGATTTGACGTCGGTGCCGCCGTCGCCGCAGGAGTTGAACATTTTCCAGCAGGCGGTGAAGTCGTTGTTGTCGTTCTTCTCGGAGCGGAACGCGTTCACCGACCAGATTGGGTCGATGTTTGGGATTGTTCCCCCGCAGGGCAATTTCTATAAGTACCTGTCGGGCCGGTTCAGTGAGAACGCGGCGATCCCCGCGAAGTCACCTGGCGAACCGGCGCAGCAGTTCTTTGTGAAGACAGAAATTGTTGGTGGCAACGCTGACTCGAAGGTGATTCTTTCGGGGACTCCGTTGCGCCGCTACCCGATGTAGCCACTGGAGTGGCAAGCCCCGGCCAATACCTCGGTGAGGGGTGAATTTGTGGGCGCCTGTGAACCAGGAAAGGAGGGGGATGACAGTTGTCGAAGTTTGAACGCGAAACAGCCGCATGGCAATCCGCCCTCCAGTCCGGCGACCCCAACAGGATCGCACGAACCGCGCGGGCGTTGACAGAACGCAAATCGAAGGTAGACACGTCGTTCCGGTTCACGGTGTGCGACAAGTTTTGGCAGCCGATGGGCGCTGTCGGTGGCGACCTGATCGAGGCGTCGGGTGCTGACCCGCGCAACGATGTTGAAACCGGCCGGATCGTCCTCAAAGGGAACAGCCCTCTCATCCCTTTGTTCATGGACTGCAAAAAGACGATGGTCGGTGTCATCGTCGAGACAGCCGGTTTGCGGTATGCGTTCTACACGAAGAACCACACCTACGAGTACCGCGACAGCGCATGGACCGGCACCGCTGAACTGCGCGGTATCCGCGACATCCTCAATTACTACGTGATTTGGCCGTCGTGGTGGCTGCCGATTCAGGCACAGCCGTTCTCGCACGCGATCTTCGTGTGGGCGCTGCAAACCGTCGTGGAGAACATGGTCGCAGAATGCGCTCTGCGGTTGCAGTCCGGGTGGCTGGAGTTCATCAACAACGGCCTTTCGTTAAACCCGGATATCCGGGCATGGTTCGGCACCGTTCTGCAAGCCCTGTCGCGGGACGGGCTGTCGGTCCAGGCGTTCACCCGCATGCTGCGAACCCCGGTGTATGTGTCACGCACCAATCCACTGCTGGACACGTCGCCGATGGTGGCTCGCACAGTGCGGATGGAAACCGTTCAGGCCGTCATCAAGGACGTTACCCAGTCGTACGGTGTGGATACCCGCATGGATTTGTGGCTTCCAGGTGATCCGCAGCCTGACAGGTGGGCGAACCTGGATCAGCCTACCTACGTGTTTTCCACAGTGGACCGGTCGCAGATCACTGGTCCGACGAAAACCGTGCTCGATTCGGTGCTGCGCACCACGATTGACCTTGGCGGGTCGCTGGGGGACATCTTCAAACCTGTCATCAAGCAGGTTCCCGGCATGGACGGCGTGTTTTATGCGCCCGCGTTGGGTGTGGATTTCGAGCAGCCATACGCCTATTTCGTGGCCCCCGAGCCGGGTGAGGACACCGGCATCGATGCGTGCACGATCACTGACCACACACCTGAGGGTTGGCAGCACATTATTGGTGGCCGTAGCCCAAAGTGGTTGAACGACTTGATGAATGCCACCTTCGCATGGCTAATCGACTCGCTGATGATCGTTGTTGGATTCACCGGCATACCGTCCGATCTGCTGTCGGGGTTCCTGAACAACAGCTTCCTGGCGTTCCAGTTGATTCAGCATTACGACCGCCGTGACGAAGTTGGCCCGTACCATCCGGCGATCGAGCGGTTCTACCCGACAGCATCAGCGCCGTACAACATCGAAACGGTGTTCGCATTCATCAACGCCTTGTTTGATTCGCAGGGCAAGACGACGGCGACGGTGCAGTTCCGCAACGGTGCCCAGTATGCGTTGGGTCGGGACGTTTTTCGCGGCGGCCTGATGTCGCTGGTGTTCATGTCACGTACCCGAATGGTGACTGACTACATCGAAAACGTCATGTGGCGGGTTTCCCAGGATGAGCGGAAGGTGATCGCGCAGTTGGGGGATGGACGCAAGTCGGAGGCCCCGTTGGCGAAGCATCAGCGGTTCATCACGGGGATTTTTGAAACGTTGTCGGTCCTCACGCTGTCACCTCAGGGATAAGCAGCGGTCGTCCTTTCTTTCTGTAACTCGCCCAATGTGAATGGAGCGTGCCTTATGTCGTGGCCTTTGAATCCTGCTGGGACTCACTATTTGTTTGAGGGGATCGTGGAGATTCCTGTCGATCCTACGGCGGGTGCGGCGATCCTCCAGTTGCGTCCGCAGGGCGGTATCGGTGTTGGTGTGCCCGCGATTGAGAAGGGTGATCCGGGTGTGCCGGCCACGTTCGATACGACGGTGAATCTGACGGAGCTGGACCCGGACGATCCAACCCCGGCGGAGGCGTCGTTCACTGAGATCACGCCACCTGGAACATCCACGCCGGGTGTGTACCGGTTGAACCTGGCGCTGCACGCCGGCTCGAAGGGCGCGGATGGTGAGGCGGTGTGGGACCCGACGGATGTTGATCCGTCGCCGGTTGCGGGTCAGGTGCCGGTGGTGAATTCGACTGCTGATGGGTTTGTGTTGGCGGCGCAGCGTGTGGGGGACCGGTATGTTCCGGCGTCGATCAACAACACTGCATCGGGTAACGCGAACTCGACTTTGGCTCAGGTGTCGATCCCGGCGCAGCCTTTTGATTGGCGGCCGCGTGTGCAGGGGTACACGGTGGTCACCGGTGAGGGTGCGGATGTTCGGGTTGATTTGGTGGCCCGGTTGAACGGTGAGACCGGCGGCAACGTGATCGGCCGGTGCCCCGGTGTGGCGCAATCGGAGCGGCTGACGCTTGTTTCGGGACCTGCGGCGGGCTCATCGGATGGGTTTGACCGTGTGGCGGCCGGTACACCGGCGACGATCTATTTCCGGTGTGAACGTCAGGCGGGGTCGGTGACGTACACGACTTCTGCCTCTACGTCGATGTTTTCGGTTGAGGTTTGGCCGCTGTCATGACGTCATCGTTTGATCCGTTGCCGGAGTGGGCTCATGCGGTGCCGTCTGAGCCGGGTATTCACCCGGAACAGTCGGCGTTGCAGTGGCAGCGTCCGTTCACCGTTCAGCAGCTGCTTGAGATTGGTGAGCAGTTCATCGAGCAGTTTTTGTCGTGGGTGGTGCGCGCGGTTGTCGGCGTATTCGTTCCGGGTGAGGGTTCGTTCGATCAGTTGCGTGATTGGGCGACAAACCTGCCCGACCAGATCGTCTCGTTCATCAACAACGTCGCCGGCATCAACCTCGCGTCGTGGGACGATTTCGTGGCCAGCCTCAACGACGGCAAGGGCATCGACCTGCCGTTCGTCGTGGCGTTCATCGCCGGGGCGCAACAGTTCTTCGACGGCATCGACTTCACCGACCCTAATTTCGACCCCTCGGACGCTGCGCAGCATTTCGTGCATACGGTGGTGCAGCCGTTCCTCAACATCGTGTCGCGCATCGTGCCGGCGCTGCTCGGGCCGCTGCCAATCGGGTTGCTGACCGACGAAAAACTCACGCTGCTATACGAGGGTGGGTTCGATGATCCGGTCACCATCGTTGAGGGCGATGGTGTCACTCATGACGCGACCGACGGTGCGCCCGGGTCGACACCGCTGGGCTGCGCGAAGGTGACCTGTGACGGCACGTTCAAGATTCGTCGTACCGAGCCGCAACCGGTGGCCAAGGATTGGGTGCTCAAGGCTGGCGCGGACGTGAAGTACGAGTCGGTTGTCGCCGCGGCTGAGTCGAACGCTGTGCGTGTCGAGATCGTGCCGTATATGGGCGAGGGTAACCCGCAGGCTGCGGTGTGGATGGCTTCGGATGAGTCGCCGGCCGGGACTGAGCCGTGGGGTCCGTTGAACGCGTTGGGTTCTTACACGGTGCCTGAGGGTGTGACCCATGTGTCGGTGCAGTGGGTGGTCGGTTCGGAGGCCACTGGTGGTGTGGTCAAGTTCGACAACGTGTATCTGCAGGCGACGCAGAAGATCCCGCAGGGGTTCACCAAGGATCTGCCCGAGGATCTGGCGTCGCTGCTGAATTTCGTTCGCACATGGGTGGAATCAGCACTGTCGGCGTTGGGCATCACGCCCTCGGGCAACTTGCTCGACGACATTTTCGACCTGTCCGACGAGATCGAGTGGATCCGCGACCGCGCGCAGGAGGGCGTGCAGGACGCGGCTGAAGCGTTGTCGAACCTCGCGACGTTGGCGAACAACCTGCTGCACAACCCCGGCGCGGTGCTGGGGCAGATCGGTCAGGACTTGGTGGAGCACCTCGAGGACGACCTGGCCGACGCCGGTGACGCCATCGCGGATGTGTTCGATGACATCCGTGATACGTGGAACCGGATTGTGGGCGGGTATCGACGTACTGCGGTGACGGGCCAGACTAGCCAGGACGTCGAGGAGATCATGGTTTCGGTGGGCCAGGAGATCTTGGTTGCCCAAGAGTCGACGATCACCTTGGCCAATCAGGCGAACGCGCCGAAGAATGTGGCGTACTGGGAGACTCCGAATCCGTTTGAGGACGTGTCGTTCCCGCGCGCGCTGCTGGTGCCGGAACTGTCGTACAACGTCAGCGGCACCACGGCGCGCGCCAACCTCGGCACGCTGCCCGCGAACTGGACCGCCAGCGTCGCCGACGACGTTGAGGTGCACACGCACAACATCACCAGCCTGACGCTGACGCCGGTGACCTCCCGTCCGCGCTACACCATCGCCGCCGGGACGCTGGCACTGTCGGCGGTGCGCATTAAGCAGGACCGGCTGATCAACATCGCCCGATTCATCGCCGGTGGCGACACACCGCCGCCGACGGCCCTGTACGTCGGCCTGTACGCCATCGACCCCGAGACCGGGAACATGGCGCTGGTCCACAACTTCGGCGACATGAAGGGCGACATCGCCACCGGGTCGGGCCTGTATGAGACGCCGTGCGAGCTGCCCGCCGACGTGCTGGTGGACGCCGGGACGTTGTTCGCGGTCGGCATTCTGCCGGTCGGCGGCTCGTTCTCCGTGGCCGCAATCCGACGCCAGCCGATCACCACGTCGGCGCTGATCTATCCGCAGGCCGCGACGGAGCTGCTGACCGGGCAGTCGACGTTGCCGTCGACGATCACGGAATCGGCGTTGACGCACACGGCGACACACCGGATCTGGGTGAGCGTTGGGCAGGCGGTGGAGTCCACACCGGAGGATGTCAGTCCGGTGACGCTGAGCATGAACTTCGACGTGTCGAACACGAACAGCTGGTCGTCGCCGTCGTTCCAGCAGATCGGCACGAGCGGCAGCCGGTTCGGTATCGACAGCGGCGCGATCTACTGCGCGTCGGACCTGTTGGCGCTCGGCGAAGAGGTGCACTGGCGGTCGGCGCTGTGCCTGACGCCGGTGCACACCAACGATCACTCGGCGACGATCACGCTGGACACGCAGTTCAACGCGAACACCTACGGGTACACGACGACGCGCGCCTACGTGCGGTGCAACAACACGGGCACGTCGGGTGTGGCGATGCACCTCGACTCGAACTCGGCGGGCAACCTGCGTATCAGGATCGCCAACATCACGAATATGACCTCGTTGGGTACCGTGCGGGCGACGGCGACGACGACGTTCGCGCCGGGTGATGACCTGGAGATCCGGGCGGTCGGATCGCTGTACAAGGTGTACAAGAACGGTGTCGCGGTGCCCGGTGCGGAGTGGGATGACACCGACGAAATCGTGCCGATCGGCAAGGCGTGGCGTCGCCATGGCTTCGGCCTGGGCAACCGCAACGTCTCCGGGTTCACGACGTACCGCACGGCCTACATCGACAGGTACGTCGCAGCTGATCTGGTGGCGTGATGCCCTGGTCACCGTCACCGACCGTCCCGCAGCGGACACACCGAACAGCGTGGTTCGATGAGCTTCCCGCTCCCGCGCCGGTGCAGCATCAGACCGCGTGGTGGGCGGTCTACGGGCTAGATGCCCCGGTGGAGATCGCGTGTGTCACCGCCGCCGAGCTGCAGGCGCTCAAAGCCCTCGGGCTGCACGTGCAGATCGTGGCCGAGGCGTCGGTGTCGCTGCAGAAGATCGCCGCGATGGGCTACCCGGTCAACCTCGGTGTGGACGCTGGCGTGACACTGCAGAAAGACGCCCCGATCGCCACACCTCTGACACTGGACCTCGATACCGCAGTCGAGCTGGCGCGGGTGGCCGATGTGAACCTCGCGGGCACCGGCGCGGTGTTCGCCGGATCGGCCGCCCTGCAAAAGGTGCTCGGTGTCGACCTGTCGGGCATCACCGTCGGCGCGGATACCGCCGCGACACTGGGGCGCACCGCGCCGGTCGATCTGGCCGTGGTGGCCGACCTCGATACGGCGGTGGCGCTGACCAAGATTCGGGTACTCAACCTGGCATCGGCGGCGGCAGCGGTCACCGCAGCCACACTGGGTTTCCCACCCAACTCCCCAGCATCCCAAGCGTTCACCTCCCCTGGGGCGTTCACCTACACGTTCCCGCGCTGGTGCGACTACATCGACGTGGTCGCACTTGGCGGCGGCGCGTCGGGACAGACCGGCGATGGGGCACTCAACCGGCAGGGCAAAGGCGGGAGAGCTGGGCAGTGGGCGATGGCGACCGTGCAGCGGGGCAACCACATCGCCTGGTCTGTGACACAACTGACCGGCACGGTGGGCCCGGGTGGCGCCCAGGCCCCCAACTCCGACTTCGGCGGCCCCAACAACGGCACCGCGTCCACGGCGACCGTCCCGGGGTACGGGACGCTCACCGCCAACGGCGGCAACGGAACCGTCGATTCCGGTCGTAACGGCGAAGGGGCGGGTTCCCAAACGCTCAACGGCACCACCTACACCGGTGGCGCGGCAGCGACCGGCAACGGCTCAGCTGGCAACCCACCAGGCGGTGGTGGTGCGGGCGGCGACGGTGGCATCTTCGGATCGCGCACACGCGGCGGCGCCGGTGCCGTTGGGGGCGTGTGGTTTAGGGCGTACCAATGACAACGACCATGACACTAACCCTGGACCAACCGATGTTCGTGCCCCGTGGAACCCAGGTGATCACCACAGATCCGCTCGTGGTCGAACTCGCAGACTACGAATACACCCCGTTCTCGGACCCGCTGGCACCCGCATTCGACTTCTTGGCCGACCGACTCCACCCGGACGGATCGATAGACCGCGACGTGCCCTGCACCAGTCTCCCCGGACGCTCCACAATCGAAAGGATCACCTGATGGCCGGAATTTCTGCCACGCTCGCCAACGAGCTACTCGATCACGCGTTCCGCAACAGCGTGTGGACACCGCCGACAACGGTATACGCCCAACTGCACACCGGCGACCCCGGCGCGAACGGAACCGCCGCGCCCTCGGCACAAACCACCCGCGTGGCCTGCACATGGAACGCCGCCACCGGCGGGGCGATCACCCTGGCCAACACCCCAGAGTTCACGCTCAACGCCACCGAAACCATCAGCCACGTGTCGTTCTGGACCGCCACCACCGGCGGCACCTTTCTCGCCTCGGCGGCAGCCTCGGTCGCCAAAGGCGGTGTGTCCGGCGACATCATCCGAATCCAGACCGCACCCATCTCGTTCACCGGGCTCGCGGCCTGATGTCCGACCACCCCGACAACTACACCATCCTCGGTATCGAAAAACCGTTCCCGTGGGTCGGGCTCGGCGTCGGCCTGCTCGGCGGCGTGGTGCTCAGCGCTTTGCTGTCCTACGGATTCGCCACCGGCACAATCGCGCTCGTCGAAAAGATCATCGACGACCTACCCGAGTTCTAGCCACCGACCACACAAGCCCCGCCACCACCAGGTGCGCGGGGCTTTCCCTGTAGAAAGGCCCCGTCATGCTCGACAAACTCGGCGTTATCCTGCTCAAACTGTTGGGCCCGCTCGCCGACCGCATCGCAGACCGGATCGCCGACCGCATCGAGGCGAAGCTGCCCGACCTGTCCGACCTCGACGACCAGATCATCGCGAAACTGCCAGACTTGGCCAACCTGCCCGAGCAGGTCATCAGCCTTGTCACCGACGCGCTCGGGGCCATTCCCGTCCTCGGCGGGATACTCGGCGGGGGCAAGCGGTGACCACGAAAGACCAAGTCGCCCAACTCACCATCACCGAGGCCAGGGCGCGCGGCTACACCCGCGACGAGACCCTGGCGATCATGTCGACGTTCTATCAGGAGTCGGGATGGTCCGAGACCATCTGGGATCCGACGCACACCACGTACGGCATCGCCCAGCAGGACGGCTCATACCCGAACCGCTTCGACGGGGCGGCCGCGCAGATCAAGGGCTTCTTCGACAAGCTCGACGTGTGGCGCCGCAAAGATGGTGCCAGCACGGACATCTGGCTCGACATCGCGTGGATGCAGCAGGCCCCGAACTGGCCCAGCGCGGCCTACTGGTACGCCAACGGCCGCCGCGCCTACCTCACCGAAATTAAGTCGCGGATCGCCACCGTGACGCCCTACCTCGACAAGTACTGGCAGACCACAGGAGGAACAGCCGTGACATGGACTGGTGACCCCGTATGGCTTGAAGACGTTCTACGAGAAGCCCTCGGCGACCGACTCGTAGTCGCCCAGGCCGACTGGAAAGAACGCGGGACCGGCGGCGTAATGGGCGACATCTGGGGCGTCATGATCCACCACACCGGCAACGACCGAGAAACCGTCGCCGGAATCCGTGACGGCCGCCCCGACCTGAGAGGCCCACTATCGCAATGCCTCATCACCCCCGACGGGAAATGCCACCTGATCGCCGTCGGCCCATGCAACCACGCTGGGACCGGCTCGTATCCCGGCGTCGGCACCAACAACGGCAATCAGCGGCTCATTGGCTTCGAGTGCGCCTGGCCCACCATCCGCCCCGACGGCTCGTTCGATCCCGCGCAGCGCTGGCCCGACGCCCAGATCATCACCATGCGCGACGCCACCGCGGCGGTGCTGAAACGACTCGGCCATGACTCCAAGCACGTCATCGGCCATAAGGAATGGGCCGGTGCCACACAGGGAAAGTGGGACCCCGGCAACCTCGACATGAACTGGTTCCGCGGCGAAGTCCAGAAAGACCTGGACGGGTTCGTGTTCCCCGGTGAGCAGCCGTCGGCACCGCAGCCTGGCCCGGCCTTGCCGCCCGACTACGACAAAGAGGTGTGGGATCAGCTGCGCATCCTGTGGCCGCAGCTCGGACACCGCACCCTCGTTGACGCCGTGGCGGCGATCGGCGCGAAGCTCGGCATCGAAGGCTGCTACGACGTCAAGGGCAAGTCCTGATGCGCATCGACGGGCAGTATGTGGGCCTCGGGTTGGGTGATTCGTCCGAGGAAATCCGCCGGATCAAGACGTTCATGCGGAAAAAGTTCGCCTCCTACGCTGGGCATCTCACCGACACCCCGCTCTACGACGAGCAGATGACCGCCGCGGTCGCTGAAATGCAGTCCCGCTACAACGCGGCAGGACTGTTGCGCGACGGGCTCTACATCCCGGGGATTGTAGGGGCCGAAACCAAGTACGTCATGGGCTACCTACCGCGCCCCGTCGTGGATACCCGTCCCGTGCTGATCACCGTGTGCGGCACCGGTGTTCCCTGGTGGATCGGCCCCGACGCCGACACCGCCCGCGCCGTCGAAGACAAATACCTGTGGCAGCCCGTCGGCTACCCCGCGGCCCCGTTCCCGATGGGCAAATCCATCGCTGCCGCTATCACTGAAGCTCACAACCAGGCTAACCGGTGGCGCGAACGCATCGAAACCCACGGTGCCGCGCTAGCGGGCTACTCCCAAGGCGCGGTAGTGGTTTCCGAACTGTGGATGAACCACATCGCACCCGAAACCGGCTCCCTGCATTGGATGAAGCCGCACATCGAGAAAGCCGTGACGTGGGGCAACCCGAACCGCGAACTCGGTCACGTGTGGGCTGATCACGGCGGCTCCCCAATGGCCCCATCGAACACTCAGGGCGTCTCATCGAACGGTATGCGTGACACCCCGCCGTGGTGGCGCGACTACGCACACCAGGGCGACTTGTACGCGTGCACCGAACCGGGCGACACACAAGAGGTCCGCAACGCCATCTGGCAGATCGTGCGCGACCTGGACCTGTTCACCGGACCCGATTCGCTACTCGCCCAAGTAATCGAACTTGTGCAGGCCCCGCTACCGGAGACGATCGCGATCACCAAAGCGATCCTCGACGCCGGCATGTTCTTCGCGAAACGCACCGGCCCGCACGTGGACTACAACCCCCAGCCCGCCATCGACTACCTACGCACATAGGAGGCACCATGCTGACACGTTCATTCTGGATCGACGCCGCCGAGCGGGCCATACGCACATTCGCCCAAACCGCGATCGCCACACTCGGCGCCGGGGCAGTCGACCTGATGACCACCGACTGGATATCGGTGCTGTCCGTGTCCGGCGGCGCGGCCGTCGTATCACTGCTGATGTCTATCGGCGCCGAACGCCGCGGCAACCCCGGAACGGCGTCGGCCACTAGAGCGGTCACCGCCGCATGATCTGGGAATCGGTGCGCGAAGCAATGGATGCCGCGTACCAGCCCGAAGATGGTATCGACCTGATAGGACTGCTCATCATCGGTTTACCTTCCACGATCGCAGCGATCGGAACGGGAATTGTCGGTGTCCTCACTGTTCGAGGGCAACGCAAGGGCCGGGAACGTGCCCGACAGATCGACGCGAAAACCGATGAGATTCACGAGCAGACCGTCAACACCCATGACACCAACATGCGCGACGACCTCGACGAGATACGCGATTTGGTGCGCGACGGCTTCAAACAGATTCAACGGGACATCGGAGGGTTGAGGGAGGAGCTGCGAACCGAACGCCTCGAACGCATCGAAGGCGACAAGCGACGCGACCGGTGAAACACCGGGAAAGGGAACACCGAATGTCACTCTTGGCCGATCTTGCAGGTTTGGAGCCCCGAACCTGCCCAGCATGTGATTGGGTTGGTGCCCGGTCGAAGCAGGAACGTGCAGAGATCAAATCCTCGTTGGAGTCCGCGAAACGCGGCGACGTCAGGTTCACCGACGTGCTGCGAGTACTCATCAAACACGGCATGCCCGACATGAATCCGCAATCGTGGCGGCACCACGCGAGGAACCATCATGTCGCTGACTAGCGACCTGCGTCAGGTGCGCATCGCCGAAGGTGTGCGCAACAAAATCCTGATCCTCGACGTTGAACGGCTCCCCGGAATCACCGAACAATACTGGTGGGGCAGGGGAGACCTGAAGAACCGGTACGTGCAGTACGAGACGGTGACCCGCATGCCGCGCACCACGATTGTGTGCGCCAAGTGGTATGACCAGCCCGAGGTTATCCAGCTCGCCGAATGGGACAAAGGTGGACGCAAACGGTTCCTGCGGCGCGTCCACAACCTGCTATCCCAAGCGGATATCGTTGTCGGGCACTACATCGACGAAGCTGACGTGCCGTGGCTGAAGGGTGATCTGCATTTGGAGGCCGGGTTACCTCCGCTGCCTCCGTTCAAAACCGTTGACACGTTGAAGGTGTTACGCCGCGAGTTCAAATCCGGTGCCCCATTCAAAGGTTTGGACGCGTTCTGTCAGATCGTTGGCCTGCCCGCCAAAACTGACCGCTACGACCGGGGCGCGATGGAACGTGCCGTGACAGGGAAGAGCGTTGAGGATCGGGAACGCTTGGTGTCGTACTGCGCTGGCGATGTGGTAGCCACGCAGGGGTTGTACGACTTCCTGCGTCCGCACATCAAAAACCATCCCGCACTGTTCGTTGACGGCGAGGACAAGCTGATGGTGTGTAACCGGTGCGGTGGTGAAACTGTGGTGATCCCGCGGCGGTACGTGGCGAATGTGTTGACGTACACGATGCGCCGCTGCACCAACTGCGGGGCGCATTCACGACTGTCCATCGAGCCGGAACGCATGAGCGCTGTGAGAGGGGTGTGACGTGAACGTTCGAGTGTGCACGTTTCTGGACCACAGTGTGACGGTGGGATTCCTGTGGGACGTGATCAAGGCGTGGGTTCGTCGTGATGTCTGCTGACCCTGTTCGCGGCGCGATCCAAGCCAGCCTGGACGCGATGGGAGACGGTTGGCAGGTGGCCCACTATGTGGTGGTCGTCGGGTTGGAACGCATCGACGGCGACCGCATGGACCTGGGTGCTACGACTGTGATCACACCTATAGGTCAGGCGGGGTATGTCACCGATGGTTTGGTGAACCGTTATTGGGATGAGTCGTCTGGTGAGTGATCCGCAGTTGGAGTTGTGGCGGTCGGTGTGGCTGGCGGTCGTGGCGGGGATGATCGTCGCGCTGCTGGTTTACGTCCTGGCTTAATCTTCGGATTGTGAAGGCAGCCGCCCCCTTGCACACTCTCCGGTGCAAGGGGGCGGCTTTCTTCATGTCTAGTTTGGGTACACCCGTCGAACGGAATCGAACCGGCGGATCGCATGTATCCGCGCACCCAACCACGTGCGGTATGGGCCGATATACCGAGTCGTTCCGTACACGGTGCGGCGCAGGTACCAACCGGGTTTCAAAGCGTCAGCCATTGGCTTCTTCCCATCGTTTCTTCAGCTCGTCCATGAACTCGTCAACCACGTCCATCAGGACGAACGCCACCATGAGGAACGGCGCTATCCACGTGGCGATCGATGCGTAATACAACACGCGCCCCACTGTGTGCATGGGTTCTTCGTCGCTGCCGAGCATCTCGTCGAATCGTGATTCGTACCAAGCGAGGACACTCATCGGCTTGCTTCTTCATCCATGTTTGGGCATGTGTGGTGCACTGGGGGAAGGGTGTCGATCACTGTCTCCCCGTCTTTGAACGGTTGACCGCACCGGCCGCAACGATCATCGGTGTTCATCAGTTGCACATCTCGCATCCGTGGCCGGTCGGGTAGGTGGTTGATTCGCCTATGTGGCTCAGGTTCCGACTGCCAGTGGGCTGCGTCAACGCGACCTCGATGGAGCCGCAAGCGGTGCACATGCCTTGACTACTCCCCGCCCTGAAGGACGGGGATTCTCGCAGTCGCCTGCGAGGGTTCCTGTTTCACAGGCGACTGCCGATGGGATGCCCCATGCGGTCTGACGTCGCCTCCGCAGGCGTTTTGCGTCTCCGCCAGCCCGGCGGCGACAAGGATGTTCTTCGCGGCGTTGATGTCCCGATCATGTCGGGTGCCGCAGTCGGGGCACGTCCAATGACGTGTTCCGAGGGAGAGCGTCGCGAGCAGGTGCCCGCACGCGCTACAGGTCTTCGAGCTGGGATACCAGCGGTTGATCACCGCGACACGACGGCCAGCCTTCTTCGCCTTGTATTCGAGCATGGAACGGAACTCACCCCAACCGCATTCGCTGATCGACTTGGCGAGCGATCGGTTACCGACCATGTTCTTCGGGGCGAGGTCTTCGACAGCGATGGTGTCGAACCTGCGTACGAGTTCGGTGCTGGTCTTGTGGAGGAAGTCGCGGCGAGCATCCCGGACGCGAGCGTGTTTGCGCGCAACCTTCACTCGCTGACGGGCACGGTTCTTCGATCCCTTCTTCATGCGGGACAGTCGGCGTTGCTGACGGCGCAAGCCCCGTTCGTGGCGGGCCATGTGGCGCGGGTTGGCGATCTTCTCCCCGGTCGACAAGGTAGCGAAGTCCTTGATGCCCAGGTCCACGCCCACCGATTCTCCGGTGGCGGGCAGGGGTTGGGGATCGGGCTGGTCGACAGCGAACGTGACGAACCAACGGCCATCGGGTTCACGGGAGACGATCACCATCGTCGGATCGAGCGCAGCCAGATCGACACCGGGCCATGTCCACACGATCCGCAGAGGCGTGGCGGTTTTCGCCAGCCACAGAGCGCCGTCTTTGATGCGGAATGCGGAGCGGGTGAAGTGCGCGGACTGCCTTCCGTGGCGGCTCTTGAAACGCGGGTACTTCGCGAGGCCCTTGAAGAACGCGGCGAACGCCGAATGCTGATGCCGCAGCGTCTGTTGCAACGGAACCGACGACACCTCAGACAGGAACGCCAGATCCTCGGTCTTCTTCCACTCCGAGAGAGCAGCGTCGGTCTCCTTGTAGGAGGTCGATTTTTGTTCGGTGGTGTAGCGCTGCTGCCGTTCGGCGAGCGTCTTGTTCCACACCAGACGTACGCAGCCGAACGTGCGCCGCAACAGGGCGGCTTGTTCGGCGTCCGGGTAGGCCCGGACCTTGTACGCGGTCCTCACAAGATCAAGTTTACTCAGGAGGTTGAAGTGTGTAAACGCAATACGCCTGTGGCGTACGCCATTCCTCCCCGCCGTGAACGACGGGGCATCCTGGCGGTTTCCCGGTGAGTGAGTCACCGATGGTGGAGTGATCCGGGTCGCGTTCAGCTTCGTAGCGGTCAGTAGCTGCAGTCATGTCATCCCTCTTTCAGCCATCGTTGGGAACCGTGATCGCTGTCACGCCGACGCTCCAGATGCTTCAACCGCTCAATCGAAGGCACAGCAAGCTCAGTTGGATCCTCATGCTCCCCTATGAAAAGAGAGTACGACGGCGCGACGACATGTAGGACCAGTGAAAACCCCTATAGGGTTACCTTTAGGGTGATCCCCTCTGAGGCTTATGGCCTCTGACCTGTGCGCCGTGAGGGTTTCGAACCCCCGACCCGCTGATTAAGAGTCAGCGGTTGATAGGCTGCATACCAGGAGAAACGTTGTCAAACCCGCAGGTAGACCCCCGATACTGCGCAATTCTGCGTAATGCTGCGCAGCACCGTAGGGTGAACCGTAGGGTGACCCCCTGGGAGGGAAACGATGGCAACTAAGAAACGCAGAACCCGCGGAGACGGAGCGTTCTTCCAACGCGCCGACGGCAAATGGATGGGGCGAGTAGAACTACCCCCCGACCGCAACGGCAACCGCCGCTACAAATGGGTGTCCTCCGTGGACCGCAACACCGCCATGGCCAAACTCAAACAACTCCGCCGCGACGTCGAAGAGGGCCGCATCGCCACCACCTCATCCACAACTGTGGAGAAGTGGATGCTGCACTGGATCGACAATATCCACGCCAAACGTAAAGTCCGCCCCGGCGTCCTCAACGACTACCGGGCCGCCATCCACAACCACATCAACCCGATCCTCGGCGCGAAACGCATCGACAAACTCACCCCGCAGCATGTGCGGGACCTGCACTCCGAGATCGGGGCCTCCCGCACCGCCGAGCTGGTCCATGTCATCGTCCAGAAAGCCTTGGACGATGCGGTAGCGGAGGGTGTGGCGACCAGGAATGTGGCCGCCTTGGTCGACAAGCCTGAGTACCGGAAGAAGAAACGCAACGGCTTCCCGGCGGACGTGGCGCAGCACATCATCCACACCGCGTTCCAGGTGTGCGACGAACCGGATGCGGTGCGGATCGCCGCCGGTTTCCTGACGGGCGCCCGCCGTGGGGAACTCCTCGGCCTGCGCTGGCCCTACGTCGACAACCCCGCTCAGGGATGGATCACCATCGCTTGGCAGTTGCAATCGGAAACCCGCGTCCACGGCTGTGGGGATCCTCTACCCGAACCGTCACCGCTGGCCCGGCCCGACCGTATGCCCAAGAAACCCCCGTACTGGCCTTGCGGGAAGACACGGGCATGGGCATGCCCGCAGTCCCGGTGGGACCTGCCGGCGCATTTCGAGTATCAGGAATGTGAGGGGTCGTTGTTGTTCACCCGGCCGAAGACGGACGCTGGTTGGCGTGAGGTGCCGTTGTTGCCGCCGTTGTATGTGGCGATGCAGAAACTCCGCGCCGACAATCCGCATGACTTGGTGTGGCACAAGGAGGGGAAGCCGATCGATCCCCGTTCGGACTACGACGTGTGGCGTGGCGTGTTCCGCGCTGCTGGGGTGATCGGTCCAACCGAGTCGTTGCCGCCGCACAACTCGCGGCACACCACGTCGACATTGCTGCGCGCAGCGGGTGTGGATGAGCAAACGCGTATGGAGATCTTGGGTCATGCGAGTGTGGATGCGCAGCGGATCTATGCGCATGCGGACCGGGCGAGGCATCTGGAGGCCATGCAGGGGCTGTCCGAACTACTCCCATCAACGTTTGCGTTAGAAACAAAATAAGGCGACCGACTGTAAATGCGCCCTGCCGAGGGATTCACCATCCCCGGCAGGGTGCTTTTTTGCGTTCTGGCGGGTGTCACTCCGTCATGGTCCAAGTTCCGCAGCCGCTCGTGCGGAACACGATCCGGTGATCCCCGTTGATTGTGCCGGTCCACGACGCGACACCATCGGGTTGGATGTTCGCGCGTACGGTGCCGGATGGTGCTTCACCTTCGCGGAGTGTTTCGCCGCCGCGGTGGTCGGCGATGCTGACGACCGCCCACGTGCAGCCGGGGGAGCTGGGTGGGATGGTGGCGGTGTAGGTGCCCCAGTCGTATCCGTCTGCGCCGCCCATGTTGTGGGTGCCGTCGCCGGGGATGGTGCGGTACGGGTTGGGCCGTGTAGTGGTGGTGGTGGATGTGGCGGTTTGTGATGCGCTTCTGTCGTCGTCGTTGTTGTTGCGTGCGGAGACGATGCCTACGACGGCGAGCACAGCGAGCGCGGTGACCATCACCTTCCCTGGTGACAGATCATTGGTGGTCATCTGGTAGTAGGTCTTTCTGTGTTGGTGGCTAACTTTCGCGCACTGGCGTTATCTGATCGTGACATTCTCATGTTTGGGCTTCCTGTGTCGATTTTGGCAATGATCCGTTAGCGTCTACGCATCCGGTTGCGAGGGGTGACCGGTGATGGTGATTTCGGTAGGTGCAGCACATGTTTGATGACGAACTCGACACTCTGCTGGTGCGGATTTTGAACGCGATGGACGAGTGTCCGCCAACAACATGGACGTTGCGCCGGGCACGTCTAGTCCTTGCGGCGTTGACGTGCCCGGACGCTCCTGGCGATGTGGTCGCGAATCTCCGCCCCAACTGTTTCGCCGGTCCGAGGTTGGCGCGGATGCGTCGTGTCACTGGTCGCGGCGTCTAGGTCGCCCTCCTGGTCTTGACGCGCTTCGCGCGGTGTTCGCGTCGTCTGTGCAGTTTCCATGACATTTCGTGCCTCCTTTAGTCGTCGCCGGACTTCGGCGAGAAGTTCGTCGTCTGAGTAGCGGACTATCGCCGGCTCGGGTAGCGGCGGTGGAATATCTGACTGTTGAAATCCGGCTATCGCCAGAGCTTCGTTGACATCCCATTGGACAGCTCGGGCAGCGGCGGCCACGGTGGATGCGGTCGTTCCGATTGGGATCAGTGTCCCTTTGTTGATCTGCCACCCCGTTTCCAGTTGCTTCCACCGTCCTGCGCTGACGGCGGGCTTGTCGCTGCCTGGTGGCGTTGTGCGCCGTGAGGCTTCGCGCTGAGATAGTCCGACGCGCTCTCTGTGCCGCTTGAGTTCTGGCCCGAATGGCCAGTCTTCGCGGTGTTCCTTGTTCTCGTTCACGCCTACATGTTCGCGTGCAAACAGGTGCAAAGTCCACTGCTTGCACAACCCCGATTCTTTGCAGTTACGCGCTTGTAGTTTTCGAACATTGCAGGTCACGGCATTGTTGGCGCGAACTGTGCGCGAACTCTTGCGGTTTGCACTTGTTCGCAGTACAGTTGGCGGCATGGTCAAACAGTCCTACGGGGTGTGGCAGGAACTCCGGGTCATCCGTGAGCGCACAGGTTGGTCATCCGCCGAACTGTCCCGCGAAAGCGGAGTCTCTGCCCCTTACCTCTCCCAGCTTGAGAACGGTGACCGGTGGCCGAACGCCACCGTCACCAAGAAGCTCGCCGTCGCGCTCAAGGTTCCCGTCTCCGTATTGGAGCGGCCAGCCGAGCAGAAAAACCCCGCTGCATAGAAGAAGCCCCCACCTGTGTGGAGCAGGTGAGGGCAGAAGACACCTGAGAGGAAGGCTCAAATGTCTGAACTACAGCATACCGGTGACCAGTCACCATTCGACGCCGGACGCATCCCGTGCCCCCAGGTCGGAGAGGGCCGGTGGTCTTTCTACGCAGAGCCCAGCCAGATCCTCAAGATAGGCCATGGTGGTGTGACCGTTGGACTCGGGGAAAACAACGGATCCGAATTGGCCTACTTGCACGTCGGTGATGGATACCGCAATGGTGACGTTCTCCTGGACGCCGATGAACTCACGGATCTGATCGACCAGCTGACCATCATCCGCAACGCGATGAGGGAAACGCGATGACGTTTCATTCACGCCCGAGGCCTCCGATTCAGCATTTCCCGAAGCCGAAGAAGCCTTTGTTCCAGTCGAAACCGAAGGATGCGAAATGAGCACTCCCAGATGGGCCACGTTCAAAGAGGCCGCGTCATACCTCCGCTTGAAATCAGACGTGCTGATACGGGAGGCAGTCAAAAACGATGGGTTGAAGGCTTATCCGATCGGTAACGGTCGGGAGGCGCGTGTTGACCTGAATGAGGTTGATGAGTGGATGAAGTCGCGTAGTTATGAGCCGAGGTCCGCGTGAGTACTGAGCAGAGGTATGTCGCAAGTTTGGACGTGTCCGCATGAACCTCACTGAGTATGAGCGATGGATGCTGGGCATGTTGTTGAGTCACCGCACTCGGAATGTTTCGTCGGTCGAGGTTCGTCACAAGGTGAATCCTCCGGGTTCTGCGTCTCCTGAGGTGCGTGCTGAGCGCGCGAAGCAGAAGGCTGCGGCGAAGCGGAAGAAGGCGCAGCGGAAGTCGGGACGGCGATGAGCCAGGACGTCATCCCAGAGCCCCGCGTGTGCGAGTGCGGTCACCAGTTCCGCTGGTACGACATCGATCCCGACCCTGATACCACGTCGGTTTTCTACGAGATCGCGGTTGAGGCGGGGATACCGATTTTCCGGACGCATGAGGACGTGGTTGAGCGGGAGTGCCCGCACCTGAATGGGACTGTCATTCAGCACTGCTCGAAGTGTGGCCGCGTGGTGGACATGTGGGGCATGGGTCCTGCTGGTGGTTTGGAGTGCGAGTGCTGGGAGGGCCGGTTGTGAGTACGTCTGCTCCTAAGCATCGGAGTGTGTGTCAACTGTCGGGTGAAGTTCGCCCGTCTGGGTTGTGGAAAGCGTTGGCGGAGTTCGACGCGAGGCAGATGCGTGAGGCGGCGGAGTTGGAGGCGTTGCGTGAGGAGAACGCCCGTCTGCGGTGCCGGCTACAAGAGCTAGGGGAGACAGCGTGAATCTTGTTGAGCGTTTGAATGCCAGGTTTAACAACGTGATTCATGACGGGCTCGCCCTGGTGGGTGCTGTGGTGGATCCGTGGCTGGCGCGCCTTAAGCGGCAGGCCATGTCGAATGCGTTGGGTCGGGATGTCGGCCTGGACTATGCGGATTCTCTTGTGGCTGCGGAGGCTGAGGAAGAAGTCCACGAACCGTCTGCCGGGCATCGGGTTTCGGCAGACCCGTCATCCACTCCCGTGGGTGACATTGGTCCCGGCGCGGGCATGGTTCCCCCGCCCCCCGCGCCGGGACCCTCCAACGGCTGGGACGAACTGCACAAGCAGGTAGGGCCGAACTCGCCAAAGTGGATACACGACGCCATCGACTCCACCAAGCAGTACTGCCTCAGCTTCGCCCGCGAATTCTTAGATGATGACGAGTTCATGGAGTTGGGGGAGTTCCTGGACACCGCGACCGCGGAAGAACTCGCCGCGATCCGACAGCACACCGAAGTGTCACGCGCAGACCTCACCGCGCACATCCGGGCGATCTTCCTGGATGGCGAAGAGGGCGAGATCGGACCGCTTGTCCTGGACCTTGTCGATGGCATCGCTACCCAGGTCACGGATTCCCTGGTCTCAGCGTTCCGCATCACCCCGAGATAGACAGGCGGGCCGTCACCCCCACGCCAGGAGGCGACGGCCCTAACACCGGAAACAACACAACCAATGAAAGGCACTTCCGATGCTAGATCGAGATTCTAAACCCTCATGGTGGGACAACCACCAAACAACCTGGGCTGACCTGCCCGTCACCCGCAACGCCCCCATGGCTGACTTGAGCCATCTCCAAGAGTTCGAGGACCTGGCAGCGGCGGTCATGAGTGAACTGGACCGTGCCGGTGGCTGGCCGTTCATACCGCCGTGGCACTGGGAAACGGAGCCGACGATCTGGGAGCAGGTGAACGGCGACGCTGTTGTTGGGCTTCTGCACGACTACCTCACGACAGGAGAAGCAGCATGAGGCGCAGTGAGAAGAACTGGCGGTATTGGTGGACGATGCCGCTGCTGATCGCCGCCGGCATCATCGGCCCCGGCCTCGCAGCACCACACGCCCACGCCGACATCACGTCCGACGCGTTCGTGATGGCACTCGACTCCGAAGGCATCACTTACAGCTCCAAACCTGCCGTCATCAACGCCGGAAAAGCCATCTGCAACATCCTCGACACCGGCGCCACCATGTACGAAGCATCAATCCTCGTACGCGACAACTCCAACCTGAACCTCGACGACGCAGGTTATTTCGTGGGTGCCGCAACCGCATCGTTCTGCCCTGAACACCTGAGCGGAACTGGGTGGGTGTGATGGCGAACTCCCCGTTCATTCAGTTGGCAGAAGTCCACACCAGCGACTGGCGTTCCCGCGCGATCTGCACCCACAAGGACGGCGATATCTGGTTCCTCAACGAATCCGGCCACTACACCGCCGACCCCGCCCGCCGCATCTGCTGGACCTGCCCCGTTCAAGCGCCATGCCTCAAATTCGCGTTGCAACACAACGAGGCCGGCGTGTGGGGCGGCTTCTCAGAGAAGGAACGTGCCCGCATCAAGCGTGGCGAGCTGGCACCGGTGAAACCGGCACGGTTCACCGAGAAGGAATGCTTGCAGTGCGGTGAGGTGTTCGAGCCGGTCACCCGCAGGGCAAGGTTTTGCTCGCAGAAATGCAAGAAACGCGCCGCGAATGCGTTGCGGTCACAACCGTCCCTGAAGATCTGCACGCAGTGCGGCGGCGAGTTTATGGGGACGTATGCGAAGACCTGCTCGAATGAATGCCGACGGGCGCAGAGGTGGGGCGCGTGAGCATCGACTGGTTCGCAGTGGAGTGCGCCGTGAACGGAACTCCCATGCGACTTAATACCGAAGAGCGCCGAATGCTGGTGCGGCGGCGCCCGAAACTCCCCGAAGTGGAGTTGGCGCGCAGGGCGCACTGCACGGTCCGCACCATCGAACGGGACAGGGCTGAACTGCCTGAAGCAAAGTTGCAATCCTGCCCGGTGTGCGGGGAGGACGCGTGGGTCACGACCGATGGCAACATGGAAGCCCACCCAGACAGGCTGTTTCAGGAATGCCCACTGTCGGAGACGGATTGGGAATCCCGTATCGCTGCAACAGTCATCTGGTTGTCTCGGCGTATCCGTAGCGGTGACTCCCTGCCCGTGTGGGCCTATCTGACAAGCCTCCCGGAAACCGAACGCACTCAACTGTTGATGGCTGCCCTTGCCGGTGTGCCAGATGTTGAGGACCCGTTCGCGTGGATCACAGAACTGGAGTCCGTTGCATGACCCTGCTCGATCTGTCGTTCATGCTCGCCGCAGCGGTGGAGGACAAGCATGCGTGGCGTGACCTGGCACGGTGCGCCGAAGTGGACCCCGAAGTGTTTTTCCCCGAGAAGGGTAAAAGCGCGAAGCCAGCTAAACGGATCTGCAGCCGGTGCGAGGTTCGGGTCGAATGCTTGGAGTTCGCGTTGGCGAACCGCGAGAACTACGGGGTGTTCGGGGGGTTGTCGGAGCGGGAACGGCGGCCTCTGCTCAAAGCGATCGATGGTGAGGATCAGGTGGCATGAGCAACGGGAACAGGCTCACCCCAGAGCAGGTGCAGACGATTCTGTTGATGACTCGTGAGGGGTGTTCCGCCAAGCATATTGGGGAAGTGGTGGGTTGTTCGGCTCGGACGGTGGTTCGGGTTCGGGCGGCTGGTGATGCCCGTTTGGCGTCGCCGGATCAGTTTGTTCCGTTGAGCCAGGAGCAGAAAGATTTCGCCCAATATTTGCTTGATGACGGCGCCCCGTATCGGGAGGTTGCCCGCACGTTGGGTGTGAGCCGGACAACGGTCGAAAAGTATTTCCCTGGTTACGGGTGGTCGAAGAAGCAGGCTGCTGAGTTCAGAGCTCTGGTCAAGAAGTTCCGCTGGTTGGAGGCTTCGTGATGTGCGTGTGCGGCCATAACCGGTCTTTCCACCGCTACGAGTGGGACAAGTTCCGCGGCCGGTGGGACACGGGTTGCGACGCCGCCACGTTCGACCAGGGCGGCCGGGAACGCTGCCACTGCTCCGAATATCGAGACAAGGACGAAAACTGATGGTTGTTGATACACGGGTGATTACCGCGAGGGACGACGCGAAAGCCGCCGCGGCTGCTCTTGATGACACGCGGTGTGCTTTGCATGAGTTGTTGTCTGAGGGGGCGCCGTTGCAGTTCCTGGACCGTGAAGCGCTGGAGTTGAACCTGGATGTGGTGAACAAGGCCCTGTCTCGGGTGGATGCGGTTATCGGGTCGTTGGATCGGTTGGCAGACAGGTGGACAGCAGCATGAGCGATCCGACTGCCACGTTGGCGTTGTGCAAATGGTTGGAAGACCGGCTAAAGCAATGGAAAGCAGAAGCCAAACAACAACTCGGGTTGTTGGCGGGGGAGCGGAAAGCCGCCGTCGTATCCGGCCAAGTCATCGGACACGTGTCGATGGCGAAAGGCCGCAAAACCGCCAAAGTCACATCCGAAACGGCACTGCTCGCCTACGTGAAAGCGAACTACCCCACCGAAATTGAAGTCGAAGAACGCGTACGACCCGCGTTCCTCAAACAACTCCTGGACGACGCAGCTAAGAAGGGTGCGTTCGTTGACGTCGATGGGGTTGTGATCGATGGGTTGATCGATGTTGTTGAGGGTGACCCGTATCCCATTGTGAAGTTGTCGGATGACTCGGATGTGACGATCGCTGGGTTGTTGGCTCGGGGTGCTCTCGGGGTGTCCGGGTTGAAGGAGATCGAACAATGACCCTCAAAACCCGTCCCCCAACCGGCGCTGTCCCATGGCCGCTCATCCTCGTTGAAGGTGGTGAGAAAGCCGGCAAATCGTGGGCAGCAGCGGTCCTTTCATCCTCAGAGAAGGTCGGCCGCACCTTGTGGATCGACTGGGCTGAAGGCGCAGCAGACGAGTACGGCGCAATCCCCGGTGCCCGCTACGAAGTCATCGAACACGACGGCACCTGGACCTCCATCATGGAGCAAGTCCGCGCCGCCAAGGATGAAGCCCAGCGTGCCATCGACTCCGGGGAGAAACCCGTAGTCCTCGTGATCGACTCGATGACCGCCGAATGGGACGACCTCAAAGAGTGGGTCGACACAAAAGCCCGAAGGCGCGAGTCGAACCGCAAAAAACTGGAGAAGGATCCCGAGGCGGAAATTCAGATCACCACCGATCTGTGGAACCTCGCCACTGCCCGCCACAAGGAACTGATGCGGGTGCTGATGCGGTTCCCCGGCATTGTCGTGATGATCGCCCGTGGTGCTGACCAGGTGGCGATGGAGAACGGGAAACCCACCTCGCAGCGGACGTGGAAGGTTGAGGGCCAAAAGAATTTGGCGTTCGACGCATCCGTGTGGGTCAGGTTGAACCGGGGTGAGCATCCGCAGATCATCGGCGCCCGCTCCGTCCACGCAGGCATCATTCCAGGCGAAGACAAGCCCCGCCGTGTCCCGGATTTGACGCTGGAACAGTTGGTGTTCGACATCCTCAAGTGCGACCCGAAGACCGCTCATGTGCGGGAGTTGGAGTCGGTTCAGGACCGGGTGCTGGAGCTGCTGGATTCGATTGCGGCTGCTGAGTCTCGTGATGTGTTGACTGGGTTGTGGCGGGATGCGAAGGCCGGCGAGTTGTTGAATGTTGGGGTCGCTGATGGTCCTACGGTTCAGGAGGCGTTGGCGGCGCGGGCTCAGGAGTTGGAAGCCAGGCAGGCGGACGCCTCATGACCCGCCGGTTTACGGGGTTTCCCCCGGAAGTCAAGGAACTGATCTGGTCTCGTGCTCACGGTCGTTGTGAACGCTGCAACGAGTACGCCTCAGACGCTACTGCACACCATCGCAGGCCCCGTGGTCTTGGCGGCTCTCGACGCGACGACACCAACCAAGCGTCCAACGGGTTGTGGGCTTGTGGTGCTTGTCATCGTTGGGCGGAGTCCTATCGGGCGCAAGCGTTCGAGCACGGGTGGCTTGTTCGTCAAACCCAATCACCTATCGAGATTCCCGTCCTGTACCGCGGCCAATGGGTGCTACTCGACGACGACGGAAACACCTACCGGATACCTAACCCTGTGGAGGCTGCTAAGTGACCGGCCACGTGACGTTCGCCAATTGCCCGTTTGGCACGACCGATTGCATGTCATACACCGAGTTCTTAAGCCGCAAAAAAGCTCAGGCGGACATCCCCGGCCGTGAAATCCCCGCATCAGACGTACACCCCATGCTGCACGACTGGCAAAACGATCTGGTCAGGTGGGCAGTTCGCACATCGCGGGCGGCGCTGTGGGCTGACACAGGCATGGGGAAAACAGTTATGCAGTTGGAGTGGGCACGGCTGTCTGGTGACCGCCCGCTGATCGTCGCGCCACTGGCCGTATGCGCACAAACCGTCCGCGAGGCCAACAAGCTGGATGTGACCGCCGAGTACGTCGCCGAGCCCGACCCCGACATGTTCCGCCGCGCGCAGATCATCGTCACCAACTACGAACGGCTGCACAACTTCTCACCAGACATGTTCGATGCCGTGGTGCTAGACGAGTCAAGCATCCTCAAACAGTCGGATGGGAAAACCCGGACAATGCTTATCGATTGGGCCGCCCATATTCCACACCGGCTTGCTTGCTCGGCTACCCCGGCGCCGAACGATCCCGAAGAACTGACCAACCAAGCTGAATGGCTCGGGCGGATGTCCAGAACTCACATGCTGGCCGCCTACTTCATTCACGATTCCGACGGGTGGAGACTTAAAGGGCACGCCCGTCAACCGATGATCGAGTGGATGGCGCAATGGGCTGTCGCACTGACGAAGCCATCCGATGTTGGGGGAGATGACACTGGCTACATACTTCCCGGGCTGGAGGTCATTCCCGAGATCGTCCACGCCGACATCGAAGTTGAGGGGCAACTGTTCGCCACCGACATCGGAGGTGTGACAGGCCGCGCAGAGTTGCGTCGCAAGACGTTGCAGGCCAGGGTTGATCGCGCCGCGAAGCTGGTCGCTAACAACCCTGGCCCGTGGATACTGTGGTGCGGATTGAACTCTGAAGCCGAGGCGCTGGCAGCGGCGGTACCAGGTTCGGTCAACGTTCACGGGTCACTGGACCCGGACGAGAAAGCGCAGCTCCTACTGGGGTTCGCAGACGGCCAGTTCGAGGTCCTGGTAACGAAGCCGAGCATCGCTTCGCAGGGCCTGAACTACCAGCACTGCCACCGCATGGCGTTCGTCGGGATGGGTGACAGTTACGAGCAGTACTACCAGGCGATCCGGCGCTGCTACCGGTATGGGCAAACCAAGGTTGTGTATGCGCACGTCATCGTTTCAGAACTGGAATCACAGATCGCGGCGAATGTCGCACGCAAAGAACAGCAAGCCGGCGATATCACACGCGCGCTGGTCGAAGAGATGAGAAGAGTGAGAGGTAAATAGGAATGACCGACTACATCACCGGTGAAGAACACGGACAGAACTGGACACTCCTGCTGGGGGACAGTTGCGAACGGTTATCCGAAATTGAAAGTGAGACAGTCGACTTGTCGGTCTGCTCACCTCCGTTCGCCAGTTTGTTCACCTACAGTCCGTCGGTGCGCGACCTGGGGAACAGTGCCAGCCGCCGAGAGTTCTTCGAACATTACGGATTCATCATTCGGGAGCAGTTGCGGGTCACGAAGCCTGGCCGGTTGGCGTGCATCCACGTTCAGCAGTTGACCACAACGAAGGCAACTGACGGCTACATGGGCATGACTGACTTCCGTGGGCAAGTTATCGCCGCGTTCCAGAACGCGGGCTGGTATTTCAACGGTGAGGTGACGGTGTGGAAAGATCCACAGGCCCAGTCGATTAGGACTCGTTCGCATGCTTTGGCGTTCGCGACGAAGAACCGTGACAGCGCGGCTACGCGCCCTGCCCTTGCGGATTACCTGTTGCTGTTCCGTAAGCCTGGCGATAATGCGGTGCCGATTAAGAATGATGTCACGAATGATGAGTGGATCGAGTGGGCATCTCCGATCTGGACTGATCACCACGACGGGGGATGGCTCAGCGATGATGGGCATATTTGCCCGGTCTGGTACGGGATTCGTGAAACGGACACTCTGAACACGAAGGTTGCGAAGGAGTCCGCGGATGAGCGTCACATTTGCCCTCTCCAGCTTGGTTTCGTCGAGCGGTGCGTGCGGTTGTGGTCGAATCCTGGCGAGCTGGTGTTGACACCGTTCGCTGGTATTGGTTCTGAGTTGTATCAGGCTGTGAAGCTGGGGCGGCGGGCGATCGGTATTGAGTTGAAGCCGTCGTATTGGCGCACTGCGGTTGACAATATGCGCGCGTTGGACGCGGAGATGTCGGTGCCGACACTTTTGGACGCTTTGGATGACGCGTCATGACCGCCGAGTCGATGTTGTGGTTCCGTGCCCGTCGCCGTTCGCACCGTTCCGCGTGGGGGCATCCACGGCCACCAGCACCACCGAAACCACAACCCATCACAGGAGAACCGATGAGCAACCTCACACCCGAACAGCTCGAAGCGATCGCCTACATCGTCCTCGCATTCACCGGACCCCCGTCGCTGGCGTACTTCCTCGTGAAGGGGCTGTTCAGGTGATGTACACGGTTTCGGGGACGTGGCCCCACTACATCGTCACCGGTGGAACCGAACCACCGAAATGCTTCAACTCCACCGTCACTGCCGTCAAATACCTGGAACAGATTCTCCAGCAAGGCGACACCATCAACTGGCAGGTTCCATGATCACCGTTGCTTGCGCCGAATGCGCCCGCACCCAAGGCCGCCCGGTGTCCGCTGAGTTCAACAGCACGGACGAAGCTGAGGCGTTCATCCGCCGGCACCACGCGCTCGCTGATCACAGGGCACACATCCCGGAAGAGGCGGCCTCGTGAGTGATTGCTTGTTGTGTGATCATCCCCGCTCCACCCACACACCTGAATGCCGAGTCCGTATGGGTATCGACCCTGATGACATGAGTGTTTACACGGCTTGCTTGTGCCCAGGATGGGAAGGCACAAAAGACGGAGAGGAGGACTAGTGGCCCACGTTTTGTATCGCTTCTACAGCGCGACAGGGCAGCTGCTGTACGTGGGTATCACGATGAACCCGCCGCAACGTTTCAAAGCTCACCGGGACTCGAAAGACTGGTGGGACCACGTTGCTGGAATCAGCATCGAGAACTACAACACCCGTGAGGAGTTGGAGAACGCTGAACGCCGCGCCATCCAGGTTGAGCACCCTTTGCACAACGTTGTTCGGGCGAAACCAAAGGTGATCCAGGATCCCTTCGCGGAACCGAATCCGAAACCGGAACCGGAGCCTTCATCCTCTCTGTCCGATCTCTTCTCCCCAGAACCAACCGGTCACGTTTTCGGCGGACTGTTCGGGCGATCCAATGTGGTCCGCGATCGGGAGGCTGAGGCTCGTCGGGCACGGTGGGATGCCATCTACGCCTGCGGTCTCTGCGACCACGCCGGATACCGAGGCAAGTCGGTGTGTGACCACGTCGAGCACCGATCGGGGCGAGCCCGTGAGGCGCAACGACAGGTCCAGAGGGATCGGCTGCAAGTCATTCCTGGAGGTGATTCCTGATGGGAAGGAAAGCCACTGGCAAGGACCACTCGGAAATCAACCTGGCAATCTGGGGTGATGATGACTGGTTAGATCTCACCCCGCCAGCCCAACATCTGTACTTCGTGCTGTGGACGAGCCCGCAACTGTCCTATTGCGGTTCGGGGGAGTGGCACGCCGGCCGAATCGCCGCGATGGCCAAGGGATGGACAGTTCAGGCCGTCGAGGCGGCCGCCGCAGAGCTGTCCCGCGATCTGTTCCTGATCATCGACACCAACACCGATGAGTTTCTTCTGAGGTCGTGGATCAAGCACGACGGCCTGTGGAGGAAACCGAACATGGCTGTGTCGATGGCTAACGCGCGGGCAGCGTTGGCGTCGAGGACATTGCGCGGGGTTGTGGTGCATGAAGTGAAGAAGATCAAGGCCCGCAATGAGGCTGACGCGAAAGCCAACAGTGATGTGATCGTGTCGGCTGGGTGGCAGCGGGATGCAGTCAAGGAACTGCTGGATCAGAAGGCGATTGATCCGGCCACTTTGGAGCCGTTTACCCCCGGTTCAACCCCTAGTCCAACCCCCCCGCTAACCCCCGGTCCAACCCCCGGTCCAATGGTTAAGCAGGGGGATGGGGTTAACCCCCCGCCTAACCCCGGGGCTACTCCTACTCCTGCTCCTTTCTCCTTCTCCAACTCCTTAGGGGGTTACGTAAGTACGGAAGGTCACCAGGAGCCCCCATTGCGTTGCCCCGCCCATATCAATCACCCGAACCCACCGAAGTGCCGCGACTGCGCTGACGCGCGTCGGGCACACGACGCATGGGCAGCCGCAAGGAAACGGGACGAGCTGACGTTGAGGCGGGCCATCAAGTCTGCTCGTGAAGCCTGCACTGAGTGCGATGCCAACGGGTTGATCGAAACCCCAGAAGGCATGGTCCGCTGCGTCTTCCATGAAGAACCGTCGGCCGGTTTGGGTGTGGCGTTGTGAAGGACTGGCGTGGCACGACGATCCATCAGGAGGCGTTGAAGGTTGGGTGTCGTGATTGTCGGGCTGGGGTGGGTGAGCCGTGTGTGGTTCGGGATGGGAAGGGCCGTGTGTTGAAGGTGTTGGAGGCGTTTCCGGCTCATTCGCACAGGATCGCTGACGCCCGTTTTGCGGGTTCCCAAGGCCACTGACACCGACCTTGCCCCGAAAGTCGCTCCACGTGGCGTACAGCCCCCGCAATCAACAACAGGAGACGAACAGTGAGCCTCGAGATTCGCCGCGGAACGCACGGACCATGCAAATGCCCCGGACCGTACGGACCGGACGAAGAGATCCAATGCAGCCACTGGTGGGAGTGCGACTGGGGCGTCATCGAACACCCCGACCCCCGACCAGATCGAGGCGAAGTCGGTCATCTGATGTTGGCAACAACCGATTACGTGGACCTGCTGTTGAACAACGGACCCATGCCTTTCTTCATGAAGGGCGGACGGGTGGACAGCGTCAGCGTGGACGGAGATCGGTTATTCGTTCACATCGAGTGGGGTGGGAAACGCTGGACGTGGGAGTTGTTTGAGGCGCACATATGTGTCGGTAATGGTTGGCCACACAACCTGCTTATTGGCAGGTGGCCGGACTGATGACGTTGTTTGTGTCGTGTGCGGATGATCCGCGTGTCCTGGAGGCGGTGTCGTGCAGGTCGTGTGACATCTGCAAAGCCCCCAAAGGCCAGCCTTGTTCTAACACGATTCGTCCGGGTAAGCCGCTGCCCGGTCGGGTCATCCACTTCGGGCGGCTCACAGACAGAAACCGAGAACCGAAAGGCGACGAATGAACAACCCCGAGTTGCGTGCTGTACTCACAGAAGCTCTCGGGCGGCACGAGTTTGTCCCCGCAAGTTTCATCGCGGACCCGAAACCGGCGAACTGCGCCTGCGGTGAGTGGCGCGATAGCGGACCCGGGCAAGCGCGTGTTCGGCACAACTTCCTGGAGCATTTCGCTGACGCCGTCTTATCTCTTCCGGGTGTGGCGGTAATCCAACTGCCCGAACCCGACGAGCATGAAGACGAAGAGCAGGAGTTCACCGACTTTCCCGGTGTCGGCCTGTATGTGCCGGTGGTGTTCGACAGGCATCCGGGTGAGGTCCAGATCCGGGCGGGCGCTTGGTGCGACGAGCCGCTGAGCGTCGATGAAGCACGCGGATTGGCGGCCTCGATCCTGGCAGCCGCCAGCTATGCAGAAGAGGCGGAGGAATGATGGGCCATCAGCCGCACTACCAAGACGATCAGTGGCCGGATGATTGCTACGAAGTCCGTTCCCGCTGGGTGTCGGGATGGAGCGAGGCATGAGCGACCGGTTCTATGTCTTGGACTGCGATAGGTGCGCCAGTTATCAGGGGTTGATTCGATGATCGTCGCCGTTTCTCCAGGTAGGCAGCCGATCTGACAGCGCACACATGTTTCCGATTACCGACACTCGTAGGGAGATGACGACTATGCCGACCACAGAGCATGGATCAGACGTCCAGCACTTGAGCCCTGAACACCGCGATCGTGCTTGGCGCGATAGGTTCAACGCCCGGTGGCACTATGACTACGGCGGGTGGATTCGTACCAGGCCGCAGGATGAGGCGTCGACCTTCGCTTTGATCCCAACCAAACACTACGGACCGTTCACTGAGGATCACTCGTGTCCTGCCTGCCTGGTGGTACACCCTCCTGAGGATTGCCCCGTCCTAAGTGGAAACACCGACATGTTGGTTGTTTTCGATTACGACACCTCGCCCAACAAGGCACAAGCGGATACAGCTGACGATGACCCCAGATAACGTGGAGGAATCTGGAGACCGCTGGACGGGTCGGAGCAGGGAGGCCGCAGAAGCCAACCTCAAGGTCTTCTCCGTCACGGGAATCTGCCACGACCCGGCAGACGACTCTCCGCTTGTCCGAATTGAGCACGAGGCCCGCTGGGTGTCGGGATGGAGCGAGGCATGAGCGACGCAGAGACCGCACGCCGCAACGGCTGGACCGTCGGAACCCGACTCGCCGACGATAAAGGACGCGGCGAAACGATCATCGAAATCACCGCGATCGGCGAGGAACACGTGCTCGCGAAAGCCATCTCCTACGCAGGCCGACCGGCACCGTACCGGGAATCACTGTGGACTTTCAGGTTCCGGGATTGGCGGGAGGTTACGCGGTGATTCAGGTTCATTGCAAGGAGTGCAACCGTGTCTGGGACCAGTCGTGCGAAGACTGCGCTCAGTGGAAAGCGGATCGTCACTCGATCAACACGGGGCATACGGATATTCACATCATCCCGGACACCACACCACCGCGGCCTGTGGTGGATCAGGGGTGGGCGGAATGGCTCACGAAAGGACAACCATGACCAACGAGTTACGTGACGTACTCACAGAAGCCCTCGTCCTACACCAGTGGCGGGGAGACTTCCTCGGCTGTGGATGCGGCTGGAACTGGCCCGAGGAGCGCACATACTTCTGCGGCGAGGATGAGCGGATCGCCAAGGCGCACGCCGCCCATGTCGCTGATGTCCTCCTGTCTCTTCCTGGTGTGGCAGTAATCCAACTACCCGAACCCGAAGTGATCCAGGGCGAGCCGCGCTGGAACGACGGCAACGTGTGGACTGGCGGCTCCGGGAAGGTCCGCGCATACCTCGGTGATGCACGAATGACCGCCGCATCGGCTCGTGAACTAGCTGCCGATCTGCTTGCCGCTGCTGCGGTTGTAGCCGAGGGGGAAGACAAGTGAGTTGGGTCGAAGGCGTTCCGTGCGATTGCCTTGAAGTGCCGCGCACCTGGTCGGTCGTCGATGGCGTATGGACCTGCGAATGCGGTCGGCAGATGAAGCAGTCCGCGATTGAAGCCATGCAAAAGGTCGCTGACGGGATTCGGTTGAGCCCTGCGACGTTGGCGGTGCTGGATGCGGAGAAGGCTGCGGTTGTAGCCGAGGGGGAACAATGAGCGACGCGCAGAAGATCATGATCGCGGTTCAGCGCCGACACCGGAGGACGTTGAACCTGGAAACAGGACGCTCCCACTGCCAGGGTGCGCGGCTGGGTGAATGCGATTTCCGCGACGGTTCGCTCGACGATTTCGAGGCCCACGTCGCCGCCGAGATCGACAGAGCCCTCGGAGGACTCAAGCGGGAGACCCGCGTAATCGAGAGCATCTTCGAGCTGGGCGTGCCAGAGCCCGCAACCCGATTCGTTACCCACTGGATGGAGATACCCGATGAGTGATGTGGTAGAGCGCGCCAAAGCGGCACTGGAAGGCGTCACAGACGGGCCGTGGCGTTGGGGCGACGAAGATGACCTGATCACCGCCGATTCCCACGCTCGCCCGGTGATCACGGTGAACTGCTACAACGAGTCCGTCAACGTCGAGAACCCGCGCGATTCTCAGTTCATCGCCCAGGCGCGTTCGTTGGTTCCCGAGTTGATCGCCGAAGTCGAACGACTCCACACCTGGGACGGCCTGATGGAACTGCTCGATGAGCATTGGCCCGCCGACATCTTCCCGACGCTCCCCGATGACGACAAGCGCGATCCGGGCCCGCGCATCATCTCCCTGCTGCGGTGGGTGTCTCGTCTTCGGGCGCAGGAAACACGAATCCGAGAACTGTGCGAAGACCCTTCGCACGGACCGCTGTATCCGTACAAGATCCTCGCTGCACTGGATACCGAGGGGGAACGATGAACGGCAAACGCTGGTGGCTGAAAGTCGCGGGCGAAGACGGATCAACGATGACATGGCCCGATCCAACCGACCCCACAAGCCTTGAGTGGCGGTTGCGGTACGCACCGGACACCATCACACCCGCCGACCATCTCGCACTCGCGGCATTCGTCCACGCTTACGTGCATCTGTTCGTGCTGCCCTCGCGGCTGCGAAACCTGCGGGTCCGTCAAGTGCGCGCCGCGCTTGCTGACGCGCCTACCGAGGGCGAGGAAAAATGAGCACTCCTGAGCGTGCGGCGCTGGTTGAGCGGGCAGCGCAAGCCATCTATGAACAAACCTCCGCCGGCAAGTTGTTTCCTTGGGCCACCCTGACCGAATCGCACAAGGTGCAGTGGCGGGCCATGGCGGATGCTGCGTTTGATGTCCTGATCGACGCCTGGGCTCCTCCCTTTTGAGCGGCCGCAAGATCGTGTCCCCTGCCGATCACATTGACCGGGCCAAAGAGGAAGCTGCCGCGGGGGATTACCAGGCAGCGCAGACTCACGCGTTGATCGCTATCGCCCAATTACTAGCCGAATCCCACAAACCGGAGTGACCGTGATCTACATCTTCATCCGAACACTGTTCCCGATCCTCATGATCCCGTATGGGCAGTTCGCCATCCGGCCCACGATCGAGGCTGGTTTCAGCCCGTGGGTGGTGGGGACCGGTGTTCGCAGCCCCTCTCGTGGGATTCCTCGCCGGCTGCATTCGAGAGCCCCTGCGACCCGAAAGGAGCCAGCAGTGACCTTGTCCGTGATTCTCGCTGCCCAGGCTCGATTCATCCACGAGAGCCCTGTTTGTCCGGTGTGTTTCCAGCCCCGCACCGAGCATTCCACCGACTGCAAAGGACACCACAAATGAGCGTCTACGCACTGAAGCAACCGCGTCCCGGAGGGGGCGAGTGGATCCAGGAGCACGACAGTCTGGAGGCCGCACTCCAGTTCCAGTCGCATAGCGGCGGCATCCTTGTCCGGCGCGAGGCCATACCTGGGCAGCCTGGACTGTGGTGGGTAGAGGTCAACACCGACGATCTGCCCAGCGATGTCGGATCGGTTGTGCAGTCTGAACCCAACGAAGCTAGGAGGCCTGAGAAGTGACCAAGCCGATCGACACCGACGCCCATGCGGAAACACCCACAAAACCCAAACACATGAACCCCAACAAACGCTGAACACCAAGGTAAAATCCGAATCTTGGAGGTGCCCATGAGCGACAAACCTCATATTCTTTACCGCTTCTACAACGCGGAAGACGATCTTCTCTACATCGGAATCACAAACAACCCGAGAAGCCGATTCAACCAACACCACGCCGACAAAGCATGGTTCAAATCAGTCGCCCGCTCCACGATGCAACACTTCGCCACCCGCGCTGAGCTCGAAACCGCAGAGGTAGCAGCGATTCAATCGGAGATGCCGCGATACAACGTCGCGCACGTAGTCCACAACAAGGGAGAGCTTCGACCCAAGTCAATATCCCGACGACCAATCAGTCCCGACGCCAATAAATTCCAGGCCCCGGACGCCATCACAAGCGACGCTCCGACTGTTGAAGACCGCGAAAACCGCATGGACGAGATCGAAGAACAGATCTCCCGAATCCCCAGGCTCATCCCCGGCGAACGATGCCCCTCCTGCGAAATGATCCTGCTCGCACTCGAATACGACGGATTGGTGAAATGCCTCAACTGCTTGAACATGTGGACACCCGACGAACTTCAGGAAACCCTATGACCCAACCAGCAGAGGATGGCAACCTCCCCGCCGCCAAAACCAGACTCGGAAACGCCATCTCCGCGCTCATCGACCCAAAACCCGAATACACCGAAGGCGCCACCAGATGGCGCGACTCCCTCTACGACCAACTCACCGAAGAAATCCCCGGCTCCCAAGGCAACGCCTCCCGCATTCCGCAATCCTCACCACCCCTCTGCATCGATGCCGTCGAACTCAAAACCGAAATCGACGCCACCGTCGCAGCATGGGAACCCTCAAGCTACTGGGTGTTCGGACCCCCATACCCCGTTCCACAACGCGACCTCACCCGCGAACACACACCACTAACGGTGCTACGCCTCCAACTATTGGAACGACGCCCATGGCGGCCCCAAGACGCCCACGGCATCGAACAAATCTCCGGAAGGATCGAAGCCTGGTGCGAATCCATCAAAACGATGCTCAACCCGCCACCGAAATGGTCACTCCCAAACCCGTGCCCAGCCTGCGACACCGCCATCGTGTACCGGAAGAACTCAGCCGGCGAAACCGTCCGACAACCCGCACTCCAAATCGGCCCATCAGGATGCGTCTGCCAAAACTGCCACCACGAATGGGGACCGCAACTGTTCCAGCACCTCGCCAACGTTCTGGGCTACGAACTACCCGCAGGAGTCCTCGAATGAGACACGCCAACCTCCCCACATCCCCTAGCTTGCTTGCGACATGAAGATTCATATGCCATCATTGGGTCGGCAAGTGAAGTGTGCCCAAAGCCCGAAGACCTCCACAGGTTCGGGCTTTTATTCATTCCCGGGGAGGCCAACCATGAGCACCTTCCCCGCACCCCGCACGCTCACCGAACGCATCCAAGGCGCGCACCTCAACCTGAAACTCGCACGGCAGGCAGGCAACCCGGACATCATCGCCGCCGCTGAACGCATACTCAACCAGCCCAGGAGAAACCGGCCATGACCCGACGTTTTCGCGGTGAACCGCACCTGCCGCCCGATGCCAAACCGAACGCCGCCGTTGACCGCTCGATCCGCTACGCAAGCCAGGTTGCCGAACTCGCCGCTGCCGACATGTGGGAAACACTCACCCCGCCGCGGCGCGCTACGCGTATCGCCGACGAGCTGGAGCGCACCGACTGGGGATTCGGCCTCGGCCTGCTCGCGGGACTCGGGGCCGCCGTCGCAGCCATGCTGCAGCTGTGGTGGCTCGCCGCGCCGCTGCTGGCCGGGGCGTTCGTGTTGTGCTGGTGGTTCGGGTGAGGCGCGCAATCGCCGGTGCGCTGATCCGGCTCGCGCACAAGGTCTACCCGCCCAAGATCACCATCAGCGAGCCGGACTACGGCAAGGCCGGTTTCGCGTCCGGACGGGTGAAGGAGTAGTTGCCAGCATGGATCCCCAGAAGTTCCGCAAGAAACCCCTCGTCATCGAAGCGATGCGATTCACCGGTTCAATGAACAGTGCCGAGCAGATCGCCGCATGGTGCGGCGGGCGAGCGGACTTCGATCCCAAACCGTCTGACCCGACCGATGCGAACGTATCTATCGCGATACCCACGCTTGAAGGAACGATGCGCGCGAGCTGCGGCGACTACGTCATTCGTGGCGTTCAGGGCGAGTTTTACCCGTGCAAGCCGGACATCTTCGAAGCCACGTACGAGGCGGCGGACTGATGCCGCTCAAACACCTCCGCTTGTGCCCCGACCCTTGCAGCAAGGTTCGTTTCTCGGCGTGCAGCAAGGCTTGCCGACTCCCGAACGATATCGACCCCGAGTCGTGGCGTATCAACTTGCAGGACGGCGCCGGCACAATCGGTGGCGAAGGGTGGGCTGACAGAATCAGCGACGGCCTCGCAGGCGAATATCCCAAATGAGCAGCCTCACAGACCTCACGGACTTCCTTAACCGCACGCTGAACAACCTGGTTCACCCCGGCGACGAAAACACCAAACCCTTCCCGATCCTCCTGCCCGGGCTGCGCACCATCAGTGTCCCCCCGGAACTCGCCGGCCAGTTCGCTGAAGAGGCAGGTCTACCGCACCTCGATACCCCGAAACTGGTCGCGGAAGCGCTCGCCGCGGCGATCACACAAAACTATGTGATCCTCACACGCGAAGAAGCAGAACAGCTGCGCCAGAAAGCGGCCGACGCACCGACCGGGCACCGCGTCATCAACATCCGAACCACACCCACAGCCCCGCCCGTGCTGTCGATCACCATCGACAAAACAAGCAACGACGTCATCGTTCCCAAACGAGCCTTGCGGAAAGCGGTCGAACAGTGATCCACATCGAAGTTGACGGGAAAGTGCTCATGCACGCCGATCCCGGCCAGTGGACCACCACGCCACCTGATGTTCAAGAGGTCCAGAAAGCTGGACCCAACGAGCCTTGGATGCTTCCCATCATGGCCGCGCTAGCGAAGACGGCCACCCTCGCGATGGCCGGGGCGAAACACGAGGACACCACAATCCGCGTGACCACACGCAAGAACGGCTGGACGATGGACTGCACCAATGGATGAGGCAGCCCGCGCCCGCCAGGAGCTGCGCAGATCCAACGCCGCCCAGCCGCACCGAAACCGGCACCGCGAACGCAAAACCGGACGCACCACAGACCGCAACATCTGCTACTGCGGCGACGCGGACTGCCCAGACTGCGGCGAATGGTACGAGTGACGAACTGAGCCCACACATGACCGACGTCGTGATCAACGGAACCCGATACGTTCCCGAAACCACCAACGGAACTCCAATCGGAATCGGAGTCACCACCCGCAACCGGAACGCCATCGCCGACGAGACAATCGCCCACATTCGCCGCCACACACCCAACGCCAAACTCGTCATCATCGACGACGCCAGCGACGAACCATACCCAGCAGCGACCTACCGATTCACTCAACGCGCAGGCATTGCCCGAGCCAAAAACAAATGCCTCGAACTCCTCAACGGCTGCGAACACATCTTCCTGTTCGACGACGACTGCTACCCGATCGCCGACAACTGGTTTCAGCCCTACATCGACTCACCCGAGCCGCACCTGATGTACCAGTTCACCGACCTCGCCGGCGGACGGAAACTCAACGACGTCACCAAGGTCTACGACGACGGACACCACTTCGCGCTGACCGGCGCCCGCGGCTGCATGATCTACGCACACCGCAGCGTCATCGAACGCGTCGGCGGCCTCGACCCTGAATTCGGCGGCTGGGGATGGGAACACCCCTCCTGGTCCGACCGCATCTACAACGCCGGCCTCACCTCGTTCCGATACGGCGACGTATGCGGCTCCCACAAGCTCATCCACTCAATGGACGAGCACCTCGAAGTGAAACGCTCCGTCCCCACCGAAGAACGTAAAGCCGTCGCCGCCCGCAACGCAGACCTGTACTGGCAGCACCACTACACCAGCAGCCACCACATCCCACTCGTCACGCCGGATCGTCACGTCGTGCTGACCTGTCTGCTGTCGAGCAAGCCCGACCCGCAACGAAACACACGCATGCGGCCCGACGTCAAACTGCTCGAAACGTTGATCACCTCCATCACTGGAGGTGAAACCGTCGTGCTATGCGACAACCCACTCACCCACCCGCAGGCGTCATTCGAGCAAGTCACCAGCCCAGTCGATAACCCATACTTCGCGCGCTGGTACCTGTACTACCAATGGTTACGCGCCAACCCCGACGTCCAATGGGTGTGGTGCGTAGACGGCACCGACGTCGAAATGCTCACCCCTCCGTGGGAACACATGGAAACCGGGAAACTATACGTCGGCCACGAACCCGCCGTCGTGGGGATCGACTGGATGCGCGACAACCACAAAGCCACCCACCTGCAAACATTCATCGACACCCACGCCGACCACACCCTATTGAACGCGGGGATCGTCGGAGGCGACCGTGAAACCGTCATGACATTCACCCACGACATGATCGCCGACCACGAAGACCAACAACGACGCATCTGGCACAAAAAAGACACCAAAGGCACCATCATCGGTGACATGGCCACACTCAACTACATCGCCTACACCAAACACGCAGACCGTCTCGTCTACGGGCCACGCATCGCCACCATATTCAAAGCCAACGAACGCAACCCGTGGAGCTGGTGGAGGCACAAATAAACATGGACCAGAACCTGAAACCCGGCGACGACGTATGGGTTGACTTCGACGGACTCGAACACGAAGGCACCGTCGAGAAAATCCAATCCAGCGGCTGGGTCAGATGCTCCATCGCCATCGACCCCGAATACGACTACGGCAGCATCACACCACGACTCACACCACACACCACCGTCGCCGTGAAAACCACACGCATAAGGCCACGATGACCCACATCATCGGCATCGTGGCCCACACCAAACGCGCCGAACAAGCACACCGGCTCATGGAAACCGTGGGCGCCGCATACATGAACATCGACAACGGCACACTCGGATGCGAAACCAACCACCGCAAAGTGTGGCAACACCTCACCCGCCACAACACAAACTGGCTCGTGGTCCTCGAAGACGATGCAATACCGTGCAACAACTTCCGCGACCAGCTCGACGCAGCGCTAGCAGTGGCGCCCAGCCCAGTGGTCAGCCTCTACCTCGGGCGAGAACGACCCCGCGAATACCAACAACGCATCGCCAAAGCCGCTGACACCACAGCACACTGGCTCACCTGCCGGCGCCTACTCCACGCAGTCGGCACAGCCATCCACACCGACCTCGTACCCCACATGCTCAACAACCTGCCCAACGGCAAACCCATCGACGAAGCGATCACCACATGGGCACGCCGAGCCGGGCACACCATCGCCTACACCTGGCCCAGCCTCGTAAACCACGCAGACACACCACCAGTCATCGCAACCAGAAACGACAACCAGCCACGACCACCAGGACGCGTCGCATGGCAACACGGCGGACGAGACACCTGGACCACTGACACCCAACCAATCTGATGCCACGAGCACCCAAAGTCTGCCGACACCCAAGCTGCACCACACTCACCACAACCGGCACATGCCCCCAACACACCACACACCGTTGGGGCAACCACCAAGGACGCAAAGTCCCACACCGCCTGCAACAAGCCACATTCCGCCGCGACAACTGGACATGCCAACAATGCGGCCGCCAAGCACAACCCAACACCGGCGAACTCCACGCCGACCACATACAACCCCGATCACGCGGCGGCGCAGACACACTTGACAACCTGCGCACCCTATGCAAAGCGTGCCACGCGCCCAAGTCCCGAGCCGAGGCGCACGGGTCGAACACCTGATCGAACGCGGCCCGAGATCGAACACCTGATCGAACGCGGGCCGAAAGTTAGCTGGCGGCCCAAAACGTGCCCTGACCTGCGCAAACGCCGACCCGCCCGCAAGCCTCTGACCTGCGGAAACACCCCCCCAGCAACCCCCCCCGGGGGGGTCTGCGCGGCCCCGGACGGCGC